GATGAGCGCGGCCTCCGATGTCCGCCGCCAGCGCGAAGCGATCATCGCCCGGCAGGTCGCCGCCGCCGAGTCCGCGGCGGACGGGCTGAACGAATCGCCAGAGATGCCCGCCCCTGCCCCGCCCGAGAGCTGGCGGGAGGCGGTGGAGCAGGCGCTAGAAGAAGCATACCCTTGCGCGGTGGCGTGGAAGTCCTGCGGCTGCTCGCAGACGGACCACGGACACCACGACAGGTGCCCGGCTCGCCACCGAGTCGTAGCGCGGAAGGCTGTATTCAGCGCCCTCGCCGGTGTCGAGCTGGCCAGCGCGGCGAGCGAGCTGCGGCTGCGGTCTGCTCTGGACGCCCTAGAGGATCGTGAGGCGCCGCACGGAGAGTGCCTGATCTGCGAAGCGGGCAAGGACGACCCGCACGGGGATGACTGCTCCTTCGCCGCCCTAGCCACCCCTCCCTCCACCGCAGCGGAAGTGCTGGCCGAGCTGCTGGCCCTGCTGGGGCGGTGGGAGGCGCGTTCGGCCGAGCGCTTCCCCGGGACCGGCGGCAAGTTCAACATCTGCGCCCGAGAGCTGCGGCTCGCCCTCGCCAAGCTCGGAGGGACCACCTGATGGGACTCGACCGCACGGCTGGGCGCGCACCACTTGTCAAGCGATCCGACACACTTTAGCCAACCTGCAAGGGCGGGCGCCGCACGCACGGGATCGCGGACGGACTCCGGGTGTCGCCTGCTGGGTCGTCGAGACCGCCCCTGTCGGCTACCGGGCGCCGCGAGCGCTTCGGCGGCATCCCGCCCTCAGTCAGAGAGGACACGGATCGCCCTCGGTTTGTTGGCGCGCCACCCTCTCGGCGCCGGCATCAGCTCGCAGCTCCACACCACGGCAGGCGGTCGGCGCGAGCCGGTTCCGCCAGACCGTCATCGCGAACCGCGACCACTGACCCCTCCGGGAGGCCGCGAGCCTCCCAGACCGTTCCGGATTCGCACCTCCCGTCGACCAGAACCTCGCCGCAGCGGATACACCGCTGCACGCCACCGATATAGGGTCCCGCCACGTGGCAGGCGTCCGTCACGATGCCCTCCTCTCGACGATCAGAATGTCCCCGCGACGATAGTAGGTGCATCCCACTGGCAGCGCTCGCTCGATGGCCTGTCGCGATGCCTTGGCGCCGAAGCCTGTCGCAGTGCGCCACTGCCAGGAGTCGAGCACCACGGCGTCGACCGATGGGTGCCCCAGAGTCGCCCTGATCCTCAGGAGCAGCATGTCGAGGGTGACCGGCCAGATCTGCGCCTGGCGTATCCGCCCGTGCAGACGGCGGAGATCACGGCGCAGGTAGGCGGGCAGGCCGGAGTACATCAGGTCGACCCTCCCGCCACACCGCCCTGATCGAGGTACGTCACGGCCACGGCGGTAGCCGCCCATTCGTCCCCAGCGATGCCGTAAAGCGGACCGGCCGTCGCCTTCCTCCCGATCGCTGCCTCTTGCCCTCCCCACCGGTCGATCAGGGCCTGCCGGATGTTCTTGTCCTTGGCCCGAGAGGTGCCGCAGAGGTTGAGTTTCACGGTCCTGCGGGGAAGGCGCTCGACCCGTCCGCCCCCGCTCTCCCACGCCTCGCAGAAGCGGCCAGACCAGTAGACCGTCTCGAGCACGTCGCGGCCGATCGGCATCCCGGTACCGTAGTGCTCGACCTGCTCGATCACCAGGATGGCGGGGTCGCCACACTCGGAGGCGCCGCGCAGCCGGCGGAGCAGGGCGGCGTTCTCCATCCGCTCGCACTCGGGCGCTCCGCCGGGGGAGAGTCGGCAGATGGCCGAGCGCGTCGTACCGGGGTCGACGGCGAGCACGTTCAAGCCGCCTCCTCTCCGTAGCAGTCCGGCAGTCGAGCCCGGATCAGGTAGAGCGGACCCTTCCGCCACGCGGTGACGAACGGATCAGGCGTCAGCCCGTTGTGCCCCGGCCTCATCCTCCGGCAGCCCCTCTCCAGATAGCCGGTCACCAGGGTCTCGGCGTAGGAGCGCTGCCGCGTGACGTGGATCTCCTGTCCCCTGTGCTTGCACCGCAGCAGCTCCCAGGACGTCTTCGCGCAGAACGGGTCGCAGTAGACCTTGCGGGGATCGTTGGTCGCGAAGGACCGGCCGCAAAATCGGCACGATCGGCGGTTGGCCTCGGCCGTCCGGTCGCGCTTTCGACGCCACCACCAGATGCTGTAACACGCGTAGCACATGCCGCGCGCTCGATAGGGGCGGTCGGGGTGGCAAGAGGCGGGGCGGGTCACGAGGCGCATGCCGTCTCCGCACAGAACAGACTCGCCTGCGGTCGCTCGGCCTCGGCCGCCCTGAGGTTCTTGCACGCTTGCTCGAAGTACGATCCTTTCAGCTCGATCCCGGCGAACAGTCGCCCTTGCTTGATCGCCTGGTAGCCGGTCGAGCCGATGCCGGCGAATGGGTCGAGCACCAGGTCGCCGGGGTTGCTCCATAGATCGATGGCGCGCTCGATCACGCCGAGCTGTAGCGGGCAGATGTGGCGCTCGTCATTCGCTTCCCGGGCGGCGCGATACTGCAAGGTGTTTCCCTGGTCGATGTCCATCCAGACCGGCGACGCCCACCTCTGCCAGCGCGCGACCGGGAAGTCCGCTGCCTCGTGGCCTACCGGTTCTGGGTTGTCGCCGGGCTTGCGCATCGTCACCAGGTAGTCCGGCAGCCCCATGCGCGAGCGGGTAGAGTCTTTCTTGACCTGCTTGTGAAGCAGGCCGAGTGCCTTGGTCCGCTGCATCTCGACCACGGGATCTTTCCAGATCACGACTTCCGAGTGATGGATGAACCCGGCGTCCGCGAAGATGCGGATCAACTCGCCGCGAAAGTCACGCAGTCCGATCACTCCGTCTTTCCACTTCTGGAGCGGGAGATTCATGCAGTGGAAGCAGACGTGCCGTCCCGGCATCGTCACTCGGTACAGCTCGGCGACCAGGAACCGGAAGTGCTCCATGAACTCATCATCGCTGCGCACGTTGCCCATGTCTCGCTCGTTGGCCGAGTAGGTGTAGAGGCTGGCGAAGGGCGGCGAGAAGATTGACAATCCGACCGAATCCACGGCGATCGTCCGGGCAACCTCTACGGCGTCGCCGAGATGCATCGTCCAACCGTCGCCCGTCCGCTCCTCTGTCACGTAGTCCATGCTCTCCCTCCGCGCGGCCTCGTGTACGGCCGCGGTCTCGAAAACGCTCATGTGTTCGGCCACGGAGTCGGCCATCAGCCGCGCTCGCTCTTCCTTGGCGCGGACGTTCCGGAGCACCGGACCTTCCTGATCGGTGAGGATGAAATAGACATCGACCGGCTGAGTCTGCCCGAACCGCCATTCCCGGCGGGTCGCTTGATACAGCGCCTCGAAGCTGTCGGACAGGCCGACGAACACCATCTTGCAGCAGTGCTGGAAGTTCAGCCCGTGGCCGCAGATCGACGGCTTGCTCACCAGGACCCTGTGCTCACCGCGAAGGAAGCCGAATAGTGCCGCTTCCTTCTGCTCGGTCGTGTCGGCTCCCTTTACCTCGACGGCGCCGCGGATTTCGGCGGCGAGCGCGGCGCTCTCGTCGTTCAGTTCGCACCAGACGATCCACGGTTCGCTGCTGGCATTGGCGAGCGCCGCACATCGCGCCACGCGCTCGCTGAGCGACTGGCGGCGGACGGCGCGGCGCTCGTGCAACCCCCTAACCTCGACGGGGAAGAGGTATCCCGGGGCAGCGCCCGTTTCGATCATGATCTCGTGGCGGCGGAGCGCGGGCAGATCGTATCCTTCGTCGCTGAACCCGATATCGCTCGGTCTGCGGATGTATACCGACCACGAGGCCAGCCACCGCCAGAAGTCGATCTCGCCGTGCTTCTTCAAGCGCCACTTCGACGTATCTCCACCGTCGTGGTTGAAGAACGTCGCCAGCATCTCGACGCGATCCATGATGCCGAGGAATTCGGCGTGGTTGCCCAGCTCCATGTAGTCGTTCGGAGCGGGGGTCGCTGTGCAAGCAAGCCGGAACGGGGTTGCCGAAAATGCCTGGATGATTGCGTTGCGGGTCGCGCCGTCGTACGACTTGAGGATCGAGGATTCGTCGAGGATCACCCCGCCGAATGCCGCGGGGTCGATCTTGTGGAGGCGGTCGTAGTTGATGACGTTGACGCCGGGGCCGACGTCGTCTCGGCCGCTGATCCTGCGCACGTTGCGGATGCCGAACTTCTCGGCCTCGGCCACCGTCTGAAGCGAGACGGCCAGCGGCGCGAGCAAGAGCACGGGCGCATCCGCGTGCTCGGCGATCACCCTGCCCCATTCGAGCGACTGGATCGTCTTGCCCAAGCCGCAGTCCTCGAACAGCGCAGACCGGCAGCGCCGCAAGGCCCACTTCGTGACCGCCGCCTGCCACGGCATGAGGCGGGGACTGAGGTCGAAGTCGCCGTTCAACCCCGCCGGCGGGGCGACGATGCGTTTTGAGGCAAGAAAGGATTCGTAGCTCACCGCTCCACCCTCCCCGCCACCCGGGCAATCCTCTCGACCAGCAGGGGAGGCGTGGAAACTGGAAAATCGCGGTCAGAAAATGACCTGCCTCTTAAAACTTGACGGGGCGGCGGGAAGTTGAAGACTCGCATGCCGTTTCCGAAGGCGAGCAGGCGGTCGAGGGCGTCGAGGTCGCGGAGGGGGTCAGTCATCTCAGGCTGACCGTCCTTTGCCCCGGACCCGGCCCGCTGCTGTAGCACCGGAACCCGTGCCGACGGAGGGCCGCCGAGAGCGCCATGAAGCACCCTGGGGGACCGCCCCCGGTTGCGTAGTTCCATGCTCGCGGGTACTCGGTCGGCGGGAAGACCTTGTGTGCCAGCGCGTCGTAGGTGAGCGATCCCCCAGCCTCCTCTAGGGCGTGCCTGATGCGCTCGGCGATCGGGAGGGCGGGGTAGGAGGGAAGGGGCTTCACCACGCCGGCGCCCCCGTCCTCTCCGCCGAGTGCTGCCAGGTCACGCCGCCGCCTCGATTCCGTAGAGCTTCCGCAAGGCCGCCGTCAGCCTCTTGAACGACCCCTCGACTTGCCGTAGGTGGCTACTGGTGATCTGTCCTGATTCGAGCAGGGCGGCGAGGCTCACCGCGTAGTGACTCGCGCGTACTGCCGGGGACTGCTGTTCACCGACTTCGACTCCGAAAACCTTCACCCGCTCGGCGCCCGCCCCTTGGTCTGCAAGCTCAGGTCTCCGCGCTTCACTGCGTTTTACAACGTGGCGTTGGTGTTTGTTGGCGGAGGCTCCGGGCTTCATAGCCGCCGCGGTCAGCCGAATTCCGCGCAGTCCGACGGTTGTAACAGAGAGAGCTGTCGCGATTCGATCAGGCTCAATCTTCATTCGCTCCGCGAGCATCAGGCACCGGGCGCGGTCGCGATGGCCGTAGCCACGGCCGTGTTTGGAGTTCGCTGCTACGGCATCGAGGAAGAGATCCTCTTGTGACTGGTAGTACTTTAGGATGACGGGCACGGCTGCGTCCGGCCCTCTGAGTTGGCGGAGCGCCTGGAGACGGTGCAGCCCGTCCACGACACGCTTTGTCGCGCCGTCCACGAGCAGCGGAGGAAGCTCTGCCCCCGACTTCAGAGCCTCGATCAGAGTTGCCACGTAGAGATCATCCGGATCTTCTCGTGGGTACAACTCGCCGAGCGGCTTGAGATTCTTCGCGGTGATGTATTCGACTTTCATAATCCTCGCCTCGACCTGCCTGGGCCAGCTATGCCAAGCACAGCCGCGCCGTGATCTGTTGGCCTCGCCTTGCCCTGCCCAACCCGGCATAGGCCTGCGCCGCCGAGCCTTGACGAGAGCGGATGGCCCTGCCTCGAACGGCCACGCTTCGACTCGGCCAGCATCGCCACGCCTCGTACGATGGCCTCGCCCTGACTTGCACAGCCCCGCCTCGGCGCGCCGTGCCATGCATGGCCACGCCCGGGTTACTCTTTGACTTCAGCCTCGAACCTCCCGTAGATCCCGTCCCTTTCGATTCGGTAGTCGCCGACCCCGACGCGCATCCCAGCCTCGTTCAAAAGGCCGAGCACGACCACGCGATCGGCGACCTCAACGTCGATCATCAGCGGCAGATCGCACGCCCACTTCCGGAGCATCGGGCGCGATCTGAGGATGCCCTGACGCTGCACGACCACCCGCTCGGTGTGAATCTCGAAACTCGTCAGGGGTTCATCGGTCTCCGGGTCGATCAGCGGGACGGTCTCGTTCTCCAGGAGCACGGCGCCGGCCACGATGGACTTCGCGGAGAACCGACCGATCCGCTTCCCCTTGGCGGCCGAAAGGATGGCTGCCCGGAAGGCCTTCGCCTTGATGTAGAGCTGGCCGTCAGGGAGGCGGTAGCTCCCCTGCTCGGCTTCTTCCTCCGGCGTCGGGATTTTCTTGCGACCGATGCCGCCCGGCTGGCGCATCAGCTTCTCGGGGTTGTGCTGGAGCAGCGGGGAAAGCCCGCTGACTCGATAGATCACCAGTTCAAATTGCACTCGTCACCCCTCTCCTCTCGTCAAGGGCTTGTTGGCTCACGCCGACCTCCCAACTTGCTCGATTGATTGGACTTCCTCGAAGGAGACGACCCGCCCGCCCCGCACCACCTGCACCGCGACCAGGCTCCGGTCACAATCCGAGCAGGTTGTGTCCAGACCCGGGCCACGGCGCAGTGATAGGTGCACATCGTCCACCCGCCACTTCGGAGACGACTTGAACCTGCCGAGCTTGCCCTTCGGCTGCTTGCCGGTCGCCGCGATCGTGACGTCCACACGCTCGACAAGCGATCTCAGAATCCGCCGCCTCGCCGCCGCTCTGACAGGCTCTTCCAGGGCTGCTGCCGCCGCGTCGAGCGCCCGGTCCAGAGCCCCGCTGCGCGCCGCCTCCATCCGCCGGCGGGCCGAGCGGATCGTCTCCTCGAGGCGCTTGACCTGCCGGGCGGCTACGGCCCGCTGCTCCGCGAACTCGTCGCGGTCGATCTCGCCGTCCGCCCTCATCGCGACCAGGCGGGCGAGCCGGGCGACCAGCTTGCCGCGCCGCCGCTCCATCGCCTCGATCTCGGCCGCCGGGTCGACCGCCGCGCCGGCGCGAGAACGCTCGACCAACTTCCGCACCGCGTCCGGGTGGCGCAGCAGCTCGGCGAAGCCCCGCCAGGTCAGATCGTCCACGGCCTGCCGCCGCACCCAGGCGCCGCCGCCGTCCCGGGGCCGGTAGTAGGAGCCGCCGTGGCTGCGGTCGATCACGACCCGCCGGCCGTCGACCCAGAGCAGGCCGGTCAGCATGCCCGGTAGGCCGGTCGAGGTGCCGCCGCGGTGGGCGCTGGCAGACTCCCAGGTCGCTGCGTCGATCAGAGGCTCGTGCGCTCCCTCGACCACGATGGCGTCCGGGTGGCTGGGATCGAAGTGGAAGGCGCCGCGGTCGCCGTCTCGCCGCCACGCGCCGTTGATGATCGTGCCGAGGTAGACGGGGTTCCCGAGCACGCGCACCACCGCCGTCTTGCACCACCTACCGCCGCGAGAGGAGGGGATGCCCTCGGCATTCAGGCGCTCCGCGATGGCGCGCTGGCCGACGCCGGAGGCCGCCCACCGGAAGATGCGGCGCACGACGGCCGCCTCCTCGTCCACCACCTGCAACGTGCCGCGGAGCGGGTCGCCCGCCGGCGGGTTGTGGTAGCCGTAGGGCGCGGCGCCCCCAGTGACCTTGCCCTGACGCGCCTTCTCTCGCTTGCCCCTCTTGACCCGCTCCTTGAACCTCCGCACCTCGGCCGCGTCGACCAGTGAGACGATGCCGAAGGCGAGCCCGTCGGAGGCGTCGCCAAGGTCCCGTCGCGTGTTGTCCACCCACACCGCGATCTCCCGCTCGCGCAGCTCCCGCATGAGGAGCGCGACTTCCAGCTCGTCACCGCGGGTCAGACGGGATTGCTCGATACACCAGACGGCGTTCGCCCCGCCGGTGCGGATCGCGTCGAGCACCTGCTGCAGCACGTGGCGCTCACTGGCTGCGGCAGTGGCGGACTCAGTGCCCCTGAACTCGGCGACCGTCTGCCAGCCGTGCTGACCGGCCAGCTCGTGGTAGCGGCGGCGCTGGGCGTCGAGCGAGGCGCCGCGCTCCTCTTGGCGGTCGGTCGAGACGCGGTAGAGGGCGACTACTCGCACTCGGGATCTCCGAGGAATGGGTAGGCGGCGAGCACGGACTCTGCGGCTCGCTGGGATGCGAGCGCGCGCAGCTTCCACCCGGTTTCGATGTCGGCGCGGCGGTCGTAGAGGTCCTCGGCGTCGGAGTCTACCGGTGACGTCGCCGCCGCCACCAGCTCCTTGAGCGGGCCGAGGTCTGGCGGCGGGGCGGCGAGGGCTTGCGCCGCCACTGCACGCGACTTGCGCGCCTCAGTGTGCACCCGGTGCGGCTCGCGGTCGACGACGCACTCGATAAACCAGAGCGCGCCTTTCGCCGCCGCCAGCGCCGCCCGCAGCCGCCCGACCTCCAGCGCGGCCAGCAGTTCGGTGCCCTCGGTCACCGCCTCACGCTCGATCTCTCGGGACGTTCTCATGGCAGCTCCCCCGCCTCGACGAACGACCGCTTCGCCCCCAGCCGCCTTCTCACCATCGCGGCAGCGGACTTCCAGGCCTTCTTAGAGTCCTCGGAGTCGGCGTGCTCCGCCTTCCTGCTGAACTGGACAGCGAGGTTCTCCAGAAATAGGAGCTCGCTCCAGATGCTCAAAAGCATGACGTTGCGCGCCCAGTTGGAGATCGGAGCCGGACCACGCGCGCGGTCGATCTGCTCGCGCTCGGCCGGGGTGACCCGAATCTGAATCCGCTCGGTTCTTTTCATCGCGATCATTGTACGCCACCTGGCGCACGAAGCTACAGTCCTGAGGCGATCTCCTCGACCGCCTCGACAGTCCACCGCTCCACCAGCGCCCGGGCACCGGCTACGTCACCTCGATCGAGCGCCGCCAGAACCGCCCCCCGCACCCTGGCCGACGCCTCCCTGCGCTCCTCGGCGACGGCGAGCAGGGTGTCGGCGAGGGCGCCGTAGTCGGCCTCGTCAGGCGTCGAGAACTGGGCTATCCGGGCCATAGGCTACCCGATCCTCCGGGGCTTGAGGCTCACGCCGCCCTCCGATCGTCGATCCGCTCGTGCTCCCAAACCGACGCGATCAGCGCCCCCGGGGTTCCGCGGTCGATCCGGTCCAGCGCGCTGATCCGCACCGTCCCCGACTTGATCCCCTCGATGATGGCGCCGAGGTTCGGCAGGGCGACCAGGTAGCGGATGAGGTCACGCTCGGATACCGACGGCGGCGGTTCGCTGCGCCCCAGGCGCTCCTGGTCGGCGAGTCGGCCAAGTTCGACGCTGTCGATCTCGCCGTTGGCGAAGCGCTTGATCAGAGCCGCTCGCGAGCGCTTCGGCAGCTTCGACAGCTTGCGGGCGATGGAGTCGCCCAGGCGTCCCAGTTCCATCTGCTCGATGATCTGTTCGTCCATGTCGTCGAAGATCATCAGCAGTTGATAGGCCCTCGATCCGCACTCTCCGATCAGCTTCGCGGCGCCGACCTTGGTGTGCCCGCACTCCGTGGTCAGAAACCGCAGCTCGTGGGCCTTGTCGATCGGGTCGTGCTTCCGCAATAGATCGCTGTTTTCCGACAGGCAGGCGGTGATCGCATCCTCGTAGCTGCCCGTCCACTCCCACGCCCAGAAGTCGATCCGGTTCGCCGGGTTGGTCGCGTTCCATAGCTTGATCGCCGCCAGTCGCCGGCAGCCGAAGACGAGTTGTGGTTGGCCCTCCTGCCAGAACACGCACCCGGGCTCGAGGAGGCGACCCAGGGCGCCGATGTCCGCCGCCAAAGGCTCGACCTCCCTCCGGCTGCGATGCATCTGCATGCCGGGGAAGAGCGGGCCGATCTGGCTCAGCTCGTCAGGGCCGAAGCACAGGACCCGTCCCTGGTAGTCGGCGGGCATCAGGCCACCTCCCTGCGATGCATCGGGATCACGTCGCCTGGTTTCTCATCGGGAGCGTTAGCCTTCGGCAAGCTCGGACCGATCGGCTCCCGACAGTCTGCCATTCCCGAGCACTTGGGCATCCGCCCGCCGGCCCACTTCTGCAACCACGGCGGTTCGTTGCGCTGCTTCCAGCGCGACCAGAGCGCAGGCCACAGCGCGATTAGAGCGGCGAAAGCGAAGCCCCCGGCGGCGCTGGCGATGTATCCGAACATTGGCAACCTCCTTTGGTTCATGTCTCTACCGCGGCCGGCGGTTCTGTCGCCGCGCGGCCTTGGCCGCCTGCCGGTCCTTGCGTTCCTGCTTGCGCCGGGTCTTTTCGGCCAATCGTTGCTCGCGGCGGGCCTCCAGAGAGGGCCGCTCGGCTGTGGAAAGGTTCATCGTTGGTTCTCCTTCCTCTTCGTCGCTCCCCGCCGGTAGGCGAGGCATGGTTCAAACGCTCGATCCAGTTGCGGGCTCCGGGGGTGCTCCGCGTTCTGTCGGTAGTGCCAGCCCTGCTTCCCGTAGGTCAGGGGCGGCACGAGATGGGCACAGCCACAGGTCGACTCGCGGTCGAGCAGTGCCTCCGCGAAGAGGTCGGCTTCCGCCCACGCTTGCTGCTGGGCGCTCACGCTGCCTCCGCGGCGGCGAGGGTGCGGGCGGCGATCTCAGTGCGCGTCACGGCGGTGCTCCCTTGATCGAAACGACATGGTCTCTCCGTTCCACCAGGTCTCCACGATTCCAGTCGCCCCGCCACGGTTCTTTGCCACGATCAGTTCAGCATCCTCGGCCGGGGTTTCTGGGTGGTAGACGTGGTCCCGGTACACGAAGATCACGGCGTCAGCGTCCTGCTCGACTGCCCCGGAGTCGCGGAGGTCGGAAAGCATGGGTCGCTTGTCCGGGCGCTTCTCACAGTCGCGGTTTAGCTGATGCAATGCAACGACCGTGATTCCGAGCGACTTCGCCAGCGCCTTGAGCCCGCGGGTGTTCTCCGCGATCGCGGTGTTTTCTTTCTCGTGTCTGCCGTCCGCCCTCAGCAATCCGAGGTGGTCGACCCATAGAACGCGCAGCCCCCCGGTCGTCACCTTGGCGCGGGCCGCCATCGCGAGCTGGCCAAGTCGGAGCGTCGCTCGGTCGTCGAGCGCAACGTCCGCCGTCCGAGCGATCTCCCGCGCCGCATCCTTCATCCGCTCGCGCTGCGCGCTGCTCGTGTAGCCGTCCCTCATGCGGTGGATCTCGATCCCGGTTCGCCGTACCAGTGACCGTGTCGCGTACTCCTCGGCCGACATTTCCAACGAGAAGATCAGCGAGCGGTGCCCGTGGGTTTCCTGATGCTCGGCGATCTGCTGCGCGATCGACGACTTGCCCATGCCGGGCCGTCCGGCAATCACGATCAGTCGGCCGGGCTCGAATCCTCCGAGACGGTGATCGAGTTCGGGAAATCCGGTCGACGCCCCGCGCACTTCGCCCGGCGAGAGCGTCGAATACTCGGCCGCGGTCTGGATCGCCACCTCGCCGAGGCTTTGCGGCCCGGTCGCGATCTCGGACTCCGCGACCAGGCTGATGAGTCTGCCCTGGTGCTCGGCGATCAGGTCCTCGGCCTTCGACGATCCGGAGAGTGCGGCGCGCACCAGTCGCCCGCAGAGGTCGATCAGTTCGCGGCGCAGGCGAAGCTCCTCGAGGATCTGGACGTACTGCGCCGCTGCGCCGATGTCTGGCAGGTCGTTGTCGAGCGCGTAGAGGTAGGCGACTCCGCCGGCGTCGTCGAGGGTGTGCTCCGCCTCGAGCTTGGCCTGGATGGTCCGCGCGTCGAGCGGCATCCCCTCGGCGCGCAGTTCGGCGATGGCGGCGAAGATGAGCCGATGCTTCTCGCGGTGGAAAAGCTCCATCCGCAGCGACAGGGCGTCGAGGTTTTCCGGGGCGAGCATGATCGACGCGAGTACGGCACGCTCGACCTCCTCGCTCTCGGGCAGCGTCTCAACCTCCCGGATCTTGCGCACCGCGGCGACCGTCACGACTCACCCCCGGACCCGTGCTCGGCCTCGAAACGCGCCTGCACCTCGGCGACCGTCGGGAGAATCGGGTACTTCGACGGCGAGGCCTTAGGCGCCGCCGGCGGCTTCAAGGCGTAGCCGTCGCGGAGGTATTTGTCCGCGTGCGGGATGAAGCCGTCCTGCCACTTCTTGCAGCGCTTCCAAGCGGCGAGAGCGGAAAGAAGTTGGTCGCCTGGAGGGAGTTCGCCGTGCCGGTAGAGGTCGAAGAAGGCGCGCTCCGCCGCGGTCTCGTTCGGGATCGCTTCGGGCGGGTAGGCGTCTCGGAACCGATCCCAGAGAGCAGAGGCGGACTCGTCAGAGTGCTCCCGACTCTCGCCCGCGCGCACACGCGCCTCTTGCTCTTCTTCGGAGCAGGAAGAGGAAAGGGAAGAGGAAGAGGATATGGTTCGCTTCCCGTTCGCCTCCCGTTCGTTTTCGTTCAACGTACGCTCAACGTCCGTTGAACGGACGTTCGAGGGTTTCGCCTTACGGCGGCGGGACTTTCCGGAGGCTATCCCCGCAAGACGAGCGAGCTTTCTGGTGGTTCGCTTCTTTTTCAGCCAAGATTCCCGCTCAGAAGCGAGTCGCGGATTGACCAGCCGTTCACCGTCGTTGGTGTCCTGTTCGAAGCACCCGTTCAGTGCCGGCCACACCTCCCTCACGAACTGGTCAGGGGTGTGCGCGCGGGCTCCATCGTTGACGATCACGGCGAGCTTGCGCGGCTCTGCCGGGACGGTCCCTTCCTCCCACTGGTGGGAGAGGAGGCGAAGGTAGGCAGCGACTTGTTCGCCGTTCATCATCTTGACGTTCTCATCGCCCCAGAACGCTCTGGGGTCGAACAGGAATGGCCCCGATAGGCTCACGCCGAGCGGTCCCTCCGCCAGGTCTCCATCGCCTCGTGTAGGTCGAGCACCCGCCCGATCTCGAACGCCCCATCCCACCTGACCAGCCACTCGGCCAGCTCCCCCGGAGTCCCGGTCGCGATCGACTTCGGCACCCGCACCGGGGAAGCGGCGATCATGGGTAGGCGGTAGACGGTCTCGATCGCTCTCAGCCTCCGCGCCAGGTCATCAGCCGAGCACGCGGTCTGCGGGCGATCCGCTACAGCGGCCAGCATCGCGGCCACCTCGGCGAGGTCGATGCCGTGATGCGCCTCGAACGCCGGCTGGCTCCACCCAGGAGAGTCGAGCTGCCGGTGGCACCGCCGGCAGAGCGGGGCGATGTGCCGCCAGTCCCCGCCGCCCTGCGACTGCCGGGTCAGGTAGTGGTGCGGGTCGGAGGGCGGTAGGGCTCCGCACGCGCAGCAGCGCAAGGCCTCGACGCGCGGGCCGTGGGCGCCGAAGGCTTGGGCGCGCAGCTTCTCCCGGCGGTCGGGGTTGGACCGGCGGAGGCGGGAGGGGCGAAGGGTGGAGAAGGTCACCTAAGCGCCCTCCTTGCTGATCGCCTTGATCAGGCGCACCCGCGCCCGGGTGCGCCCTGCGTCGGTCAGCAGGCCGTGCACAGCCAGTAGGGTGATCGCGTCGGCGCACCGCTGCCAGAAGGCGATCCGCTGCGGCGGCAGACGGTCGCCGAGCTGCTCGGCCAGTGGCGTAGCGAGGGCGCCGAAGGCGATGCCCCGGCGCGGCTCATGAGCCCTCCCCCGGCGGCAGGTCGGTGGTGTCGAGCCCCACGCGAGCCGCCTCGCAGACGCGGCACGACCCGTCTGAGCACACGCACCAGGAGGCCCCCCCTGCGCGACATACCCGACCAGCCGCGCCCACGCTGTGCGAGCTTGATGCAGCGCCTCGCCCGCGTGGGTATCGTGGGGGTTCATGCGCCCTCCCGCGCCGGCAGGCCGACGCACTCGCGCAGGCGGCGGGCGGAGAGTTCGTTCACGATTGCACCTCTCGGCAGCCGTGGCCTTGCAGACTTTCGACCACGCCCGTCGTTTCGATCACCGCCTCATGGGCCGCGGACTCCCCGAGCCAGTGCGCGGTGCATTCCTCGCACCACCAGTGGCGCTTGAGAGGAGCGTCAGCGGCAGGAGACTCAGGAAACATCACAGGCACCAGGACACCCTCTTCCTCGCAGGACCAGCAGACTCCGAGGTCGCCGCTCACCGCCTCACCCTCTGCGGCCGGGCTCATACACCCTCCCTTGGCGGCAAACCGACGGCGGAAGGTAGCTGCTTCAACAGCCAGTCCAGTTCGTCCAGGCGGCCTCGCGCTATGCCAGCATGCGCGATCCCGTCGTCTCGCTCCTGAAGCACCTTCAACCGCCGATTCTCGGCCTCCGCCAGCAGCTCCAGCAGCCCGCCGGCAGGCGCGGGCGCGGCGGCGAGAGCGGCGTCGATCCGAACGAGCACAGCCATGTAGGCTTCGGCGGGCTCCATGTCGCCGTCCTCGTCGCAACACTCCTTGATGCGTGGTCGCGCAGCCACCAGGACCTCCCGCAGCCCCGCCTCCCGCGCCCCCGCAGCGGCCAGCTCGGCCGCGTGGCGCTCCCAGATCGGGCGGAGGGCGGCGAGGGTCGCTCGCGCCACGCCCACCGGGCACGTCGAGAGGTGAGCCTGTCGGCCATCCTGGTCGTAGCCGTAGCAGTGACCGGCGCACGGAATCTCGCGCTCGATCTCCGCCTCGATCTCCTGCCACCCGCCCGGCTGCTGCGCGGCCTTGGCCTCCGCGAGCACGTCGTCTACGGCATCGCGGTACTCCGCGTCCGTGGCGTAGCGGTCGGACTGGAGCGCGAGACGCGCGAGCACTTCGGACGGCGTGAGTTCGGCCATCACGCACCCCCGCCCGGAGTGGTCGCTGCCTGGATCACGTCGGCCAGTCGACCGCGGGCGTCGGCCAGCTCGGCGCGGAGGCGCAGAAGCTCATCGCTCAGACCGGCCAGCTCGGCGCGGAGAGCGGAGATCTCGGCGAAGTGTGCGGCGGTGATGATGCGGGCGGGTTGTCTGACCTTGTCGAACCGCGGGCAGTCGGGGTGATGCGAGGTGGGAAGCACCTCGTGCTCCGCGCAGTAGTCCCGTCCGAGGTGCGCTGGCATTTTCCGCAGCTCGGCGACCAGTTCCTCATCGCTCAGCTTGCTCGCCGCCGGCTGCGCGGCGCAGTGGTCGAGGGCGACGCGAGCGAGTTCGTCGAAGTCGGAGACGTACTGCCCCGGCTGCCCGGGCGAGAACTTCTGCGGCACAAGCAGCAGCTTCGCGGCCAGCTCGGCGATCTGTTCGTCCGTGCTCACCGCTTCCCTCCCTTCTTCGCCTTCGCCCGGGTCAGGATCTCGGCCTCGACCTGAGCGGCATCCGACGCCGGCAGATCCTCGAGGCGGTCGCCGAACACCTGCTCGATCTCGGCGACGGGGATGCCGTGCTTGTCGCAGAGTCCGCGGAAGCGGGTGACTTGGCCGGGGGTGAGATTGCCGCCCTCGGCCTCGGAGTCCTCGGCGGGTGCCGCTTCGGCTGCGGGCTCTTCGGCCGTCGTCTCGCCCTTGGCCGCGCCACCCGACAGGCGGTTGGCGAGCGCGGCCGTCCGCGCCCCTGGCTCGGCCTCGACCGCCGCCGCCTCCGAGACCTCGGAAAAGTCGAAGTCGAGATCGTCCTGCTCGAGCGCCTGGATCAGCGCGCCGGACTTCTCGGCCGAGAGGGGCAGCCACTTCGCCGCACGCCGAAACACGGTCTTGCGCGCCATCTCGTTCCAGTGGTTCCGCCACGCTGGCGAGTCCTTGGACTTGGCGTTCTGCCTCACCGTCTCGACGTCGGCCGCGGTCATCCAGTCGGCCTGGTAGCCGCAACCCTTGACCTCGATGAGCGCGTAGGCACCCAGGGGGCGGCCGCGGTCCCCCGTGATCAGCGGTCGGAACTCGACCACCGGCGCGGTGCCCTTCTCGTAGCGAAAGTGGTCGTTCTCGCAGACCACCTCGGCCTCGATCCGGCCGATCTCTCCCGACTGCCGGGCGAGTTTGGCCAGTCCCCGGTAGCCTGGGATCAGTTGGCATTGCTCCACCCAGACCGGGCGGTCCTTGGTGCCGATGTTGTTGCGGAACGGCACCGGGTATGCCTCGCCGAGCGTCCCAGAGAGATCCAGCCCCAGCTCGGCGGCGCGCTGGATCGTCTCGAAGATGCTGGCCGTTGTGCAGCGCAGCAGCGCGGGGTTGCGGTTCACCGCTACCAGCATGGTCTTGATGATCCGGGCGGGCGTGACGTGCTTGGGCAGCAGGCTCGCGATCGACTTCTGGTTCTTCTCGAGCAGGCTCTTGAGCGTGCCGGCGGTGCCCACCGGCGCCAGCGGGTCGTACTTCGGGGCGACTTCCAATGCCTCGCCAGGATCCATCACCTCGACGGTTGGCGCTGTCCGTTCTTGGGTCGTCTCCATCGAATCCTCCATCAGCGCTTCACCCGCCGCAGAGCGCGGAAGGTGGAGCAAGTCGAGTACTTCTCAGCGATCCTTGGTTGGTCGCGGCGCAGGGCCTTGGCGTCGATGCCGTTGCGGTTCTGCTTTCGGTAGGTGTAGACGTACTCGGGGTCGCCGTAGTCGATGCCCTCGGCGTCGCCGGCGGCGGCAACCAACTCGGACCAGGCGTTGCCCTTGTCGAACTCTGCGGCCTTGAGCGACTCATGCGCGGCCTCGTACCGCGAGACCAGGTCGGGGTCGACCGCTGCCCACGACTCCGGCTCGCGGCGCACGCGCTTGAGCACTTCGGGCGAGGGGAGCGAGCCGACCGGGGGCACCTTGGCCTCGACGTGATCCCGCCAGAACAGCGAGCAGCCATCGACCACAGCGCGGACCAGGTCATCGTTCCGCTCGACCCGGTAGAGGCGCCGGGCCAGCCGATCGAACTCGGCGAGCAGCACCGGCACCCACACCACCTCGAGGCGGGCGCAGTGCATTTGGACGTGGGCCTGCACGATCACCCGCTCAGGCACCTGATCGGTGCCCTCGGCGCCGTACTCTTTGGGCAGGGAGGTCGTCTTCGCCTCGACGCCTTCGCGCCGCTCGCCGGCGAGGATCGCGTCGGGGTGGCAGATCAGGATGCCGTCGACGTACTCGGGCTGCTCTTCGGCGATCTCGCGGCCGAGCTGGCGGGCGGCCCACGCGACCAAGCCGCTCTCGAAGTCGTTGCCGCGGTCGAGCGCCTCGCCGCGGGCTTCCTCGACGCCGTACACCTTCTCCATGTAGACGTCGGCGGCCGAGCGCCACGGGTCGACGCCGAGCACTGCCGGAGCGTCGGAGCTGCCGAGGTAGCGAGAGCGGGTGGCGCGCTGCTCAGCCGTGATCGGCATCGCCGCCTCCCCCGATCCGCGCCCACTCCCACGCCCCGACCTGACGCACCTCGATGCGCGCGTAGAGCAGCGCCGGCATCCGGCTGCGCATGGCCTCGTGTCCCTCGCGCACCGTATTGCCGCCGCAACCGCACTCGATGCCGGCGCAGCAGACGTAGGCGTCCGGGTCTTGACCCAGCGCTTCCCATGGCCTCGGATGGATCAGCAGAGCCAGTCGGCGGTCGGCGCCCTCGCGGGTCTGGTAGAGGACCCGCTTGGAGCGCATGTGCTCGCGGCGTGAGACGACGGCGTATTCAGCCGGCATCGCCGCCTCCCTCGGTCGGAGCTTCGACCTTGCGCGCGTGGTACTGGGGCGACTCGCCCGACACTGCGAACCAGACCGTCTCGCCGCCCCCGTCAGGCGTCACGCGGACCGTGGCCTCAGAGCCGCCGATGATCGTGTAGTCGCCGTAGGCGTCGGTTTCGTCGGCCCACTTCTCGGCCGCCTGCTCGGCGTCGAGCGCATAGATGCGCTCGCCATCTTCGTCCTCGCCGTGGCTGTCCGCTTCCCACACCCGCCAGCACGGCGGGCACTCGTGGCTGTCGATCCACCCGTAGGTGCCGCAGATAGAACAGCGGTCGTAGCGGCTCATGCCCCACCTCCCGCCGCCACCGTCTCAGGAGCCAGGATGCTCGCCCAACAGGCCGGGCAGTAGCAGCAGGAGGTGTACGGGTCGAAAGCGACCCACCCCTCCGGGGCGACGCTCTCCGGGGTGTCATGGACGTAGCGACCGAAGCCGCCCAAGCGCCCAGAGAAGGTCTCAAAGCGCCTGCGTAGCACGGCCTGCGCCTTGGCGTCGCAGCTGTCGCACTCGAAGATCGCGCGCACGCTCATGACGCCGCCACCGGCTCAGGAGCCCCGGCGAAGCGCCCGGGTCCCTCCATCGCTCGCCGGCGCTCTTCCTCCGCGGCCTGCCGCTCGGCCTCCCTGCCGGCAACGTCGAGCACCCGCTGCCAGACTCGCCAGTAGTCGGCGAGGATGGCTTCCCGCTGGTCCGGAGACTCGGCGGCGGCGGCCGCATGATCGAGCGCATCGGCGGCCCGGATCAGGTCGTAGAGGACGCTCTGTCCGGTGGGCTCCGGTTGCACCCGGATCAAGGCCCGCGCCCGCGAGATCAGCGACCCCGCCAGCGAGTGCCGCTGTACGAGGTCGTCGAGGATCCCCTCGGCGCCCGCGGGGTTGCCGCTGGCGGCGTGAGAGATGTAGTCCCACTCGGTCTCCGGCCCGGCCAGCTCGGCCAGCAGGCGAGCTGCTGCGGAGCGGGTGGTAGAGGGGCCGAAGAGATCGGCGCCGAGGCGGCGCTCTAGGGCGCCGAGATACGGGGCGGAGGGCTTGTGGAGGGTCACGACGTCCTCCGGTTCCAGCGCCGCGCTGCCGAGCGCGCGGAGTAGTCGTGATCCGCGTAGTCCCTGCTGGCCGCGGCCGTCGCCGCCAGTCCGTGGACCTCGGCCTGGCAATCCTCCTGCTCGCACTGGACCGAGTAGCTCGCCGTCCAGGTGTTCGTCAGGCGACCCTCGCCACCGCAGAACGGGCAAGGCTTGAGCCGCGCCTCGATCTTCGCGATATGGACGAGAGACAACGGACCGAATGTGCGGTCGGTGTCGTACCTCGTGCTATCCTCTGTACTCGTCACGTAGCAGTCCTCCGCGCCCGTCAGGTGCTCGCCTGGCGGGCGCCGTCGTTTGGGGTGGTCGAAGCCCCGATCTCGCTCGGGGCGGGCGCCTGGGTGCCGGGCATACAGGCATGCAGAGACGCGAGAAGGGACCCTCGTGCCCGGCTTCGGTAGGGCCGCCAGGATCGACCCTTGTGTGCTCCCCCCTCGGGTGACCGCTCAGGCACGGGGCCGCGCGCTCATGGCTGCGGAGCGCGGGAGAGCGGGTTTCAGGTGGGGTTACGGTTCGGTGGGTGCGATACGGGGGCATCGCAGACGCCGAAGCGGTCGCCCAAAGAGGGAGCATGTTCATGCGGCGATCTCCGCGCCGCGCTCGTCTCGGCCGTCATCCAGACACGGGAACTCGGGGCTCACCCGACAGCCCGAGCAAGCGACCTCGGCGGGCGTGCCGCGGAAGAGCGACACGTACGAGTCGTGGATCGTGTGCAGGGCCACCGCGGTGCGCGGCGCATCGTCCCGAGCGATCGCGAGCCCACAGGCTGTCGAGGTCAGGCCGGCGATGTTCCGCCGGCAGCTCTCGTAGCGCGCGGGGCGGGAGGTGGCGTGTGTGACGCCGTCGCTGGTCCTCGCAATCCAGAGCACGGCTACCGTCCCCTCTTTTCCGCGGCGGCGGTGATCGCCTTGAGAAGACGCCTCCGGGCGCGGGTCGTCGCGGCGTCGGTCAGCACGTCGCGGACGGCTAGCCGGTCGATCGCCGCGGCATCGCGCTGGAAGTGATCGAGGGCACCACTCTCGACCCGGAGCCCCGCTTCCCGGAGTTGGTCTCGCAGCAGCGGCGCGAAGACGCCGAAGCGGAGGGACAGCCGATCAGCCACCGGCGGCCTCCCGTCGCTCCCGCAGCGCCTCGACGCTCAGCTCGTAGAGCCGGGCGAACGGGGGCTCGACCAGGCCGTCACCGAGTCCCGGGGGCTGCTCGCAGCTCCAGCACCGCTCCTCGAGCGGGTCGGTCCAGCAGCCACAGGTCGCGCACAGGATCTTGCCGCGCGCCGCGGCCTCTCGGGCGTCCCGGCGGTCGCGCTCCGCCTCTTGTGCGGCGCGCTGGTGGTCCAAAGCTGCTGCCTCCATCGCCTGATCGAACTCTTCCCGCTCGCGCTGGCGTCTTACGCAGTCGCCGCCCTCCGCGGCCCGGATGGCCGCTCGCTCGGCACGGCCGCGGCTCGGGAACATGACCGCCGGCACGTTGCTGGCCAACCAGAAAGAGAAGTCGCGGTAGCGTGAGAAGCGCAGCGCCACGGTCACGCCGGGAGGCAACTCGCGCCGCCCCGACCCCTCTACCGAGCCCCGGGACTGGTCGGCAGCAGGGGTCACGTCTGCCGCGTCCCGCACTCCGAGGCTCGACGCAGGGGTCGGGGCGGGGGCGGTGTCGATGCGCGGGTCGTCGTCCTCCGGGCCCAGGTTCGACAGGTGCGGGTCGGGCTCGATGCCCAGGTCCCGGCAGACCGCGCCGATCGGGCACCATCCGTCTTCGTCGCGCAGCCCGACCGCCGTCAGGCTGAATCGCCGCGCGGTCAGCGGCCACCGCTCCCAGAACATGGCCTCGGTCAGCTCTTCCATCACGCCGCCTCCTTCCACTCGCTCGGCACCCGCCGCTCCGCCCGCCCCCGCGCCCGGCCGGCCTGTTCGAACGCAGCCTCGACCGCGGCGGTCCGCTTGGCCCACCACCCGGCCTCCCGCTCCGTGTCCCGGGCGGTCCAGTAGAAGGGGACCGAGAGGGTGAGGGCGGCGAGGGTGAGGAGGAGGAGCAGGGCGGTCATGAGTTGGCCTCCTCCGGCAGGCACCCGCCCGAGCAGCGAGCCGTCCCGACGTACCGCGGCAGATCTCCCGCGCAATCCGCATCGGTGTCAGCACACCCCTCGCAGAGCGGGCGGTCGCACTCGGCGCAGTGCAGGACGGTGTCGAAGCCGGCCGGCGTGTAGGGCTCCGGCCCCGGCACGGTGGCGCAGCGGTGGCAGGACTCGTAGGTGCGGGGGACAGCCAGAGCGGTCATCGGGTCGCCTCCCAGTCGCTGAACCGCCGGACGCTGACCGCGCCGTCGGCATTGCAGAAGATCTGCCGGACGCCGTCCGGCCGAACCCGCAGCTCGACCTGAGTGGCATCCCGGTAGCCGTCGCGGGGCTCGCGGTCGAGCCAGACGGTCAGGGTCTGGCCGGGCTTGAGGTGGATGCTCCGGATCTCGACCTGCACTCCGACCCGGGACGCGCCCATCAGGCCACCTCCAGCCGCACGCTCGGCAGTCCCTTGACCACCCGGTGCCACATCCGCCCCACGGACCGCCCACAGGCAGCAGCCGCGCAGATCAGTCCGTAGACCCAGGCAGGAGCCGCGTAGGCGCGAAGGGCGCCGGAGCGCAGCTCGACGAACAGCATGCCCACGCCCTCGCCGAGCGCGCCGTCGGCCGGCAGGTAGCCCACGGCCGAGAGCCAGCTCGAGCGGACCCGGCGGAGGGGCGGGAGGGTGGGGACGGTCAGGGTGTTCATGGGGTCACCTCGACGGCCGCGCGCACGGCTTGGCCGCGCGTCGGAAACGCGGTGTTGGGGACGTTGCTCGCGACGTAGAAGTACTCGCCAAGCGCGGCCCGCTGCCGGTGGCCGAGACGGTGAGAACTCGCGCACGACGCACGGTCCTCGGCCGAGTACCTCTGGAAGCACCGGGTCACGGCCACGCCGTCCGGCGGTTGCTGGCGAGCGCCCATCACGCCGCCTCCCCGGTGGCCGACCCGTCCTGGGGGAGCGTCCACGAAGACTGTGGTACGGCGCCGTCGGTCAAATCCGCGATCCGGTTCGCCACCGGCAGGCTCAGGCCCCGGCGCCGGCGGGCGAGCAGGTGGGAGATCAGGGACTCGTGAACGCCGAAGAGCTGAGCGGCCGAGCGCTGCGAGTAGCCCTTCTCACCCATCCAGAGCTGGAGTAGCTCGGCCCCGTCCCGCGAGTGATTCTCTCTCATGGACCGGATGGTACATGACGCCACGTCACGCTGTCAACCCCAAATCTTGATTCGGCGTCACATCTTGACGGGCGGGGGATTCTTGACGTACCGTCAAGCGCCGTGGACGCTTCGCTCTTCGCCGGGATTGGGTCCGCCATCCGGTCGCTCCGCGAATCTCGGGGGCTGAACAGAGATCGGCTGGCGACCCGCATCGGCGTGCACCCGAGCACGCTGAGCCACCTGGAGAGCGGCCGGAATTACCCGAGTTGGAACTCCCTGTCGAAGATCCTCGACGCCCTCGACGCCGACCTCCTGGGCCTCCACTACGCCCTGACCGGCGAACCCGCGCCGCCTCCTCCGCCAGTCAACGCCGTCGGCCCCGATGAGCCGATCGACTACTTCAAGGTCCGGATGGCCACCGAGTGGCTGGCTAAGGGCGAGCGGTGGGAGGACTTGAAAGAAATCGCGATGTCTGGCAAGCTACCCGGTCTAGAGCGCGCGGGCGAGACATCGGGGCTGGTAGACAAGGGGACAGCCCCCGTGCGCGGGAAAGCGGACCGTGGGAATGGGAGCTAAGTTGGATCTCCACCTACCGACCCTCGCCGACCTCAGCATGCTCTCCTCAAGGGCGCGCTGCCACCGCCTCGAGATCAGCGACGAGCTGCGCACGCCGGGCCTGCTGGAGCTGCTGATGGTCGAGGCCCGGGGGCGCGGCCGGCGGGCGATCGGGTGGGCCTACTCCGCGATCTCCGCTGCCGAGCGGCCTGAGGATCAGGCCCTTGGCTACGCCCTGCTGGGTCAGGCGCTCCGCCGGGAGGCGTGCCTCTCCGCCGCGGCCAGCGCCTTCGACCGTGCGGCCGATCTGATCCCCGCCGAGGGTGATCCCGATGTCCGTGCCGAAGCGCTCGGCCTGGTCGGCAGGTGGCGCCAGCACCTCCGGGACTTCGACGCCGCCGGCGAGCTGCTCCGCGCCGCGCTCGACCTCATGCCGCCGGGCACCGATCGGCACCTGCATCTGCGGATCGCGGAGGCGACGGGGCGGGGGCAGGCCGGCCAGCCCGGGGCGGCGACGAACGCCCTGGCAACGATCGCTCTGGAACTGCGCGAGCGGAAGGCGGCGGACGAATGGCTCGATCTCGTGGTCGGCCACAACCTCGCCTCCATGCTGACCCTTGCCGGCGAGCACGATCTCGCCCTCAGGACCCTGATCGAGCTGCGCGCGCTCTACCTCCGGACCGCCGGCCAGTCCTACGCCTACAAGGCCAACTGGCTCGCCGGCCGGATCGCTCTCGACCTCGGCCAGCACGAGGCCGCGGACGCGCAGCTCTCATCCGTCGCTGCGTCGGCCAACCTCCGCGACCCGATCGACCGCGGCCTGCTCGAGCTGGAACGAGCCCATGCCGCGCTCGGCTGCGGCCGGTGGGCGGAGGCTGGCGAGCGGGCAACCCGGGCGGCGGGTCTGCTCGGCGGGCTCGGAATCCGAGTCGAGGCGACGGCGGCGGCGATCACGGCAGCGGAGGCGATCCAGGCCGGGACGGGCCGGGCGCTGGCCGCTGTGATCGCCGCGCGACGGCGGATGGGCGCCTAGTATCAATCTCGCTAAAGTGTGTCGCAGGGGTTGACTTCTGTCCGCGGATAGCGGATACTGTCTCCAGTGAACAGGGAGAGGCGATCAAGCCCCCCGGAACCGAGAGGGAGAACCCCGATGCGCTACGACCACGAAGACGACCTGAGCATCACCACCATCCGGAATCGCCCCGAAGACCTGACCGCCTCCATCCGCGAGCTGCGCCGCCAGGGGCTCGACCCCTCGACCTTCCGGCATAGCCTGGCGCAGACCAAGGGCGCGACGGTGGAAGCGGTCGACGCGGCGATCGCCGCCGAGGTGGCGCGATGACCAAGACCACCGCCACGCGACAGGCCGCCTCCGAGGTGACCATCTACCGCCAGGGGCGCGACTGGATCGTCAGCCGGTACGACGAGCGCATCGGCTGCAACCGCCTGACGGAGCCCATGGACTACCCGCGGGCTCGTGAGCACCGCACGGTGTGCGTCGCCGATCGTGCGCTGACCCTCCTCGGCTGCGACGAGGGCTCCCGCGCCGTCGCGATCTACTCCGCCGGTACCTATCGCGAGCGCATCGACCGAGCGCTCGCCGCCGACGCGTCCTAGGAGAAGACCCGATGGACACCACCACACCGACCGCCATCGCCGCCCGGCTCGCGAGCATCCTGGAGGAGATCGAGGCCCTCCGGGAGTCCTATCCGGCCCGCCCGTCGCGCCTCGGTCCTCCCGCCCCCGGCGACGATCGCCCCTACCCGGGCACTGAGACGGGGGCCACGTGGCAGGATCACCACGATGCGATGCGGCGCGAGATCGAGGCTGCGGCGGTGAAGATCCGAGACGCCGCCCTGATCATCGCGGGCGCCCACGACCGAGCCGCCGCGTACTGCGGCGTGGAAAGCTGATCTATGACCCCCGGCCAACTCGCCCCCGCCGACCTCGCCCGCTGTGGCCGCGCCCTGACCGGCTCCGACCGTTGGCGCCGCCCGCTCGCCGACATGCTCGGCTGCGACGACCGCCTGGTGCGGCGGTGGGCCAGCGGCGAGGCCCCGGTGCAGTCGTGGGCCGAGAAGCGCCTCCGCGAGCTGGTCGCCGCACGGCAGCGCGACCTAGCTGCGCTCGCGGAGGCACTGGACGCCTAGCCCCCGGGGTCGATCTCTGGCCCGGAGTCCCCCTCCTCTCCCCCGGCGTTGCTCTGCTCCGGCGGAGCGGCAGGCGGCGGACCGAGCACTGCCCCGACCATCGCCTCCACCCACCCCCGCACCACCTCCACCCAGGACCGCTCCATCCGATCCTGCTCGAGCGGCGCCGCGACCGCCGGCACCGCACCGATCAGCACGACTGCGACCACCAGGCAGATGAGCTTGCGCATGTGCTCCCCCTTCCGAGCTGACGGGACGGCCGAGATTGGCCGGGCGTCGGCCCCCTTCGCGTCGGAGTGTATCGGCTTATAGAAACCGGCGCATGGGGTTGCGGGGCGAAGCCGGGGGGAGTAGGCTCGGCGAATCCTGCGGTGACCCCAGAGGAGCGCGGCGATGGATAGACTCCGATCCCTGGCGAGTTCGTGGTCGGGCCTCAGCGACTCGGCCCGTGCGCACCTCTGGGGGCGGCTGAGCCCAGAGGAGCAGTCCAGTCTCCAGGAGTTGCTCGCGAATCCAGCACCGCGCCGGCGCTGGAGTGCTACTCACCGGCTGATCTTCTTGAGCGTGGTCGGCGTTATCGTCCTGCTCGGCGCCCTCGCCGTCGAGTCGCTGTCGAGGACGAAAGAGCAGCGCGAGGCCCGGGCGGTCAATGCCAGGAAGATGCAGGAGCAGGCGGAGGCGAGGGAGCAGGAGCAACTCCTCAACCCACAGGTGCGACTCGAACGGGTAACGAGCGACGCCACCTCCGGGACCTACTTGATCCGCCGCGCGAACTACGTGACGATCGAGGGCGCCGTCGCCAACGCCGGCCCTGGAGCCGTCTCATCCGTCGAGGTCCGCTGCGCCCTGATCCACCGCTCGACCCGGCAGGAGAGCGACGCCGAGCTGAGCTACGTGGTGGGCGCCGAGGGCTTGCCGCCGGGCAGCTCGCGCGCCTTCGAAGTGATGCTGAGGCGGCCGGACGAGTCCTGGCAGTACCTGGAGTCCTGCCGAATTGTGGGCTGGCGCTGAATCGGCAGGCACGCCCTCTGCAACGCGCGGGCGCCCGCGTCTCAAGATCTACCTCTCTGAGATCCCCTTCTGGGTGGGGTGTAGTAGAGAGAGATACCTATCAGCACCGGCTCGCGCGAGCCCCCCTCCGCTGAGGATCTGATCGCCCTCCCGGGTCTCCTGCTGGTAGACTGACTGCCGGTATGGCTCGCTCGCCCGCAAAGCCCCGACCGGACGCTGCCCCGAAGCGGTCTCCCCGGAAGGCTGGTAAGGGCAAGCCAGACGCCGCACCAACCACCCCGAAGCGCCGCCCCGTCGGCCGCCCCGCCTCGATCACCCCGCAGCTCGCCGAGGTCATCCTGGATCGCCTCGCCTGCCAGTCTGTCGAGCAGGTGTTCACCGACCCGAAGATGCCGGACCGGGCGACCTTCTACAACCACTGCAAGCACTCGCCGGAGTTCTTCGACGCCTCCGCGCGTGCGCGAGCCCTCCGTGCGCTGGTCGAGCTGGACGAAGCCGAGCGCTCCCTGGCCGACGCCAAGCCCTCGGACATCCCGGTCGTTCGGGAGCGGATGCAGCATGCCCGGTGGAAGGTCAGCCGGATGCTGGCCAAGTACTACGGCGAGCGGCTTGCGCTCTCTGCCCCGGACGGCGGCCCCATCCCCGTCGAAATCACCTCCGCCGATGAGGCCCGCGAAGCGCTGCGCAAGGCCGGGGTCGACTCGTAACTGAACCGGTGCCAGTTCAGTGAACGACCCCGCCGCCGAGATCCTCCGTCGCGGCCAGCGCCTCACCCGCCTCGCCAACCACAGCGGAAAGCCCCGCCCCACGGCTGAGCGCGCCGCCAACTTCGCCGCCGAGCGCTCGCTCTGCCACGCTGACATCCATCACTGGCTCGACGAGTGGGGGTGGATCCAGGACCCCAAGGCGCAAGACTCCGCCGAGCGGGTGATTCCCTTCCGCGCGTGGCCCCGGCAGGTCGAGTACGTCGACTGGCTGCTCGATGGCGCCGAGCGGGGGGCGCCGCGGGTGCTCAACAAGAGTCGGGAGGTGGGGGCGACGTGGGTTGCGCTGATGGTCCTCTACTGGCTGTGGCTGACGTCGGACCACTTCTATGCCCACCTCGCCAGCCGCAAGGAGCCGGCGGTCGACGACCTCGGGCCGAAGAGCCTGTTCGGCAAGTTGGCCTTCATCGCCCGGACCCAGCCGAGCTTCCTCCGCCCTGCGAAGTTCAGCCTCGATAAGAACAGGAAGAAGCTCCACCTCGAGAACCCTGCCAACGGGTCGCTGATCACTGGCGAGGGGCTTTCCCACGGCTTCAGCCGCGGCGACCGCGTCGGCGTCCTGCTCACCGATGAATGGGCGCACGTCCCGCACCATCTCCAGCAGCAGATCCGCCTCGGCATCGAGAGCGTGGCGCGCAGCTGGTGGGCGATCTCGACACCCAACGGGCGCGGCGATGACTTCCACAGCCGGTGGAGGCTGGCGGCCGAAGCCGACCGCTTCGAGATCGGCTGGGAGGACGACCCCCGCAAGAGCCGGGGCTGGTACGACGCCCTGCTGGTCTCGGCCGGCGGGCAGCTCACCGAAGACGAGCGCGCGCAAGAGCACGGGCGCAGCTTTGTCGGCGTCAGCGGCGAGCGGGTGTGGCGGGCCGCGCGGGCGGCGGTGACGTACCGCGAGCGTCCCCCGCACTTCGACCACCTGCCGATCCTTGGTGCCATGGACTTCGGCAGCGGCCCCTCGCTCACCGTACTCGCCCTCGCCCGTATCGAGTGGGCGGAGGGCTCACCGATCATCTGGCTCGAGCGGGTGCGGACCTGGCAGCGGTGGGCGGCTGCGGAGGTGGGGGCCGAGATCGTTGCCATGCTCCCGCCGGGCACCATGGCGCACATCGTCGGCGACCCGTCGGGTATCGCCGCCGACAGCTCGCAGTCAAGCTGGGAGAAGGGGCTGCGCGGGGCCGGCGTTCCGTTCCGCTGCCTGCCCGCTGACTACAACACCCGCACCGGGATCGACGACTCGCTACGCGACGTGCAGCGCCAGCTCGACGGCGGGGGGCTGCGCATCCACGCCGAGGATGCATCGCTTGCGCTCGACACGATCGAGAGTTGGCAGTACGACATCCCCGAGGGCATGCCGCTCGACCTGGTCAACCGCAAGGAGATCTCTCCGCGCAAAGATGCATGGTCGCACGTCGGCGACGCGCTGAGGTATCTGGTATCATGCGTCCTGCGTCAGGGACTCCCGAGCGAGGACAGCGAGGTGGAGGCGGGGTTCGAGGCGGCGCCGATGACGGAGGTGGGAGCAATCTTGGACATGTACCGGCGGGCGGGTCTGTGAGCGAGCGGGGCACGCTGGTTTGCCCGCGGTGCGGGGCTGTCGAGAGCTTCGCCGAGGATCGGTTCTACTGGGCGCACTGCCCGCGGTGCGGAGCTGACCTGCCGAAACAGACTGCGCGCGACCTCGGCCCCTCCGCCCGCTCCGATGATCCCCTGAGGGCTGAGCCGAGCAAGGAGGCGTGATGTCCATGATGGTTCTCCCCCTCCCGATACCCGAGATGCCGCTGCCCAAAGATCCTCCCAAAGAGCCGCCGCCGCGTTGGCCGAAAGACTAGCCCATGCCTGTCCCCGCCACCCTCTCCAAGCGCATCGGGCCGGTTGACCCTTCGCCGATTACCTCCGCCGGCGCTCCCGGCGTCTACGTCCATCCCCGCATCGACGAGGTGTTGCTCTACCTCACCAACTACGGCGACGAGCGCGAGTACGAGGCCATGATGCGCCTCGATACCGCGATCTCTGGCGCCGCGCAGCAGCGCATCAGCGGTGTGGTCGAAGCGGGGTCGGAGGTGCTGCCGGGCAAGAGCGGCAAGCGGGCAGCGCGTCTGCTGCGAGACTTCGCCATCAGCTATCTCAAGCGCATTCCGGCGCTCGGCACGCTGGCCGAGGAGATGCAGGCGGCGATCTACTACGGCTGGCGGCCGGTCGAGCTGCAGTGGGGCGAGATTCGCCACAAGTCCCGCCCCTACGTCGGCGTGGTGCGTGCTGTCGCCCGCAACCCCTGGGACTACGAGGTGACGATCGACGGTCAGGTGGTGCGCATGGGCTGGGGGCGGGAGGGTGGGCTTCAGCCACCGGGGCGGTTCCTGGTCTGCACCTCGGGCTCGACCGGCAACCCCTACGGCAACGCCTGGCTGCGGCGGGTGTGGGCGCTCTACCACCTGAGCAGTAACTTCGACAAGCTGGCGGCCGTCAGCTTCAGCCGCGCGCTCGGCCTGCTCAAGGCGGTGATCCCGACGGGCAAGGACGCCGGCGCCATCGCCACCGGGCTGGCTCAGGTGCGCGACCGGATCAACTCCTACAACATCATCGTCGAGCCTGAGGGGTGGGCGCTGGAGTTCGAGCAGTTCGGCAAGATGCCTGAGAACCTGGAGGCCTTGCTGCGCTTCTTGGACGAACGCAAGCGCATCGCCCTGGTCGGCCAGAACCTGAGCACGGAGGTGCGGGGCGGCAGCTTCGCTGCGGCCCGCGCCCACATGGACGTGCTCAACACCTACCAGCGGGCGGATGCCCGGCGGCTCGGCCAGTGGATGAACGACGGCCTGATCGCGATGGGGGTCGGCGCCAACTACGGCGAGGTGGACCCGGACGATGCGCCGCGCTGGCAGAGCCGCCTGCTCAGCCGCCCCGACGCCGAGGATGTCAAGCTGTTCTTCGATCTGGGCGGGCCGATCGACGGCAACAGGTTGGCCGAGACGCTGAACGTCCCGGCGGCGCTGCCGGAGGATGGCGAGCCGGTGGTGCTGCAGAAGGTGGCCAGTCCGCCGGCGGCGCCGAAGCCGAGCGACGTGCCGGCGCGGGCGGCTACCCGCGCCCTCACGTTCGATTTGCTCGACGCCGCAATGGTACCCGCCGAGCTGCGCGAGCTCGATCAGTGGGTGTGCTGGCGGTATGAGGACCGCGGCGCGCAGAGGCCGGCGAAGATCCACTATGCAGCCAGGGGCGGAGCCGCATCTGCCTCTGACCCGGCGACCTGGGCCAGCCTTGCCGCTGCCCGGGCGGGGGTTGTGTCCGGTGGCTTCGACGGTGTCGCCTTCGCCCTCTCCGACGGCGATCCCTACTGCGGCGTCGATCTCGACGACTGCCTCGATGAGTCCGACGCCTTCACCTCCGCCCGTGCCGAGGACATCGTCCGCCGCCTCGCCACCTACACCGAGATCAGCCCGTCGGGCCGCGGAGTCAAGGCGTGGTGCCGGGCTGAGCTACCGCCTGGTCGCCGACGCACCGACGGGGTGGAGATGTACGACCAGCGACGCTTCTTCACCGTCACAGGCCGGCGGCTGGCTGGTGCACCTTCGACGATCCGCGACTGCCAGGCTGAGGTCGAGGCGGTCCACGCCGAGGTCTTCGGCGGACTTGGCTGATGCGCCTCGCCGCGGTCGTCTTCGCCAACTCCAACGGCCGCAGCGACTACCCCCGCCTCGCCCGCGCGCTCGAGCGGTCGGTTGCCGCCAACTCGCCGCGCACCCCGATCACGATTCACCGCCCGCGCGCCCAGCACGCCCGCCTCGAGGCGCTGCACGGCGACCCGCGCGATGGCCGGCGCAAGGGGCTGATCGACAACACGCAGAAGATGGTCGCCTGGAACGCCGTCATCCAATCGGCCCGCCCCGGCGAGGTAGTCGGCCTGCTCGACTGCGACACGCTGGTGCTCGGCGACCTGCGCGCCGTGCTCGACCTCGACTTCCGGGTGACCTACACGGTGCGCCCGCCGCACGCGCGCTTCCCCTTCAACAGCGGGGTCGTCTTCGCCCGCATCGGCAAGGCGGTCAAGCGCTTCTTCGCCGAGTGGGAGGCCAAGAACCTGAGCCTGCTCGCCGACCGCGACGCCCACCGCCCATTCCGCTACAGGTACGGCGGCATCAACCAGGCGGCGCTGGGTGCGATGATCGAGGCGCGCCCCGACCTCGTGACGCCGATACCGTGCGAGGTGTGGAACTGCGAAGATTCGAGCTGGCCGGCGTTTGGGTCGGCGACGAAGGTGCTGCACATCAAAGGCCGGCTGCGGGAGGCGTGCCTGGGGCGGCGCGAGCCGATGGAGGAGATCAGGGCGATGGTCGAGACCTGGAGGCTCTATGGACGATAAGCGCAAGCGCTGGGATGCTGTCCTCGACCGCATCCCCACCGACCGGCCGACCGTCGGCGTCGAGGTAGGGGTGTGGCGCGGCATCCTCAGCCGGGTACTGCTCGCCGAGCGGCCGGCGCTTACGCTCTACTTGGTTGATCCGTGGCGGGCCGGCGAGCCCGGTACGCCGTGGTATGAGTCCGGCTCGGTCTGCCCGATGCGCAATCAGCGGCAGTTTGACGAGGCCTACAAGCGCACGCTGCGGGTGACCAAGCCGTTCGCCGATCGTCGGCGCATCCGCCGGGCACCGTCGGTCGAGGTGGCGGGGGCGGTCATGCGGAACTCTGATCCGGGGGCGGCTCGCTTCGACTTCGTCTTCATCGACGGCGACCACGGCTTCGACGGGTGCCGAGCGGACATCCTCGCCTGGCAGGGCTTGGTCCGCCCCGGCGGGTGGATCGGCGGCCACGACTGGGAGAAGCCGGAGCGGGGGCGGGTGACTGAGGCGGTGCTGTCGGTCTACCCGCGCGAGCAGGTGGAACTGGACGCCGAGTCAACCTGGTTCGTGCGAGCCTAGTCGCCCTCGTCTCCGCCCTGGCTCTCGCCTTCGAGCCTGGCTACCTCGCTGATCGGTACGCGCCAGGGTCCATGTTCCCGCACCTTCACTCCTCTGACTGTTCCTTCTCGGAGTCCGCGGCGCAGCGTATCGGCGTGCACTCCGATCTTAGCGGCAGCCTCTTTCACGGCCAGCGTCTTACTCATAGGTCAGCGAGTTTAGCGCTGTTTCAGCGCGCCTGACGCATCACAAGGGATTTATGTTCATTGGGCGTGCTATGTCTAGCCCGTGCTGAAGCCCGTCCAGGTTCCCGCCACCGCCGACCGCTACGGCTGGGAACGACTCCGCGCCTACCTCGTGGCGCGCGAGATGGAGACCCAGGGTGTCCCGCCGCACCTCGCCGCCGAGCAGGCCGACGCCCAGCTCGACAACGCGTGGCGGGTGAAGTTCCCAGGCGAGGACTTCCCGCTCGACCTCATGGCGCCGACCGCCTCGGCCGAGGGCCTCCCCGGTGGGATCAAAGCCGGCGAGGCGCTGACGTGGGCGATCGTCGCAGCGCCCACGCCCGACGGCGAGTACCTGACCGCCGCCGTAATCGCCGAGCTGGTGTCTACCTACGACCCCGACTTCCGGCGCGCCCCCATCGTGTTGCCGAACGGGTCGGGGCCGGTGCACACCGTCGGTCGCTGGGCGCCGTTTGTGCCGGGGTCGGTGCGCGCACTTGCGCACGACGGCCACCACCTGTGGGCGCTGATCGAGGACCACGGCATGGTCGGCTTCTCGGTTGACTTCGCCGGCATCCGCGAGCGGTCGATCGCATGGCGCAACCCCCTTCGCGACCTCGACCCGCCGGCTGCGTACCTCGAGCACGTCGCCCTGGTCTCGGCCGAGATGCCGGGTGTCCCCAACATGCCCAGCCTCGACCAGTACTTCCTCGGCGAGCGTGACGGCGACGCGAAGTCGCTGACCATGACCGCCACACTCAAGGACTTCCCGACCCGGGAGGAAACTCAGATGGCAGAGAAGGACAAGGCCGCCGTGGCCGCCGACCCGAAGGACGGGGAGGAAGCCGAGGTGGACACCACCGATCTGGGGCTCGACGTTGCGGCTCTTGCCGCCGCGCTGGCGCCGGAGGTGGCGAAGCTGCTGACCGCCAAGCCCGAGCCGAAGGCAGCCGAGCCGTCGGACTACGCCGCCGCGCTCACCGCGGCCGTGGCCCCGCTCGCCGCCAAGGTCGAGGCACTGACCGGCGAGATCACCACCATGAAGACCGCCTCGGCGACCTCGGCCGCCGAGACCCGCAAGCAGCGCGTCGCCGACGTGCTCGACCGCGCCGTCAGCGAGGGTCGGCTCACCGCGGCCCATCGCGAGCTGGAAGAGACCGCGCTGACCGACGCCCGCTACACCGACGCAGAGGTGACCGAGCGGCTGGCGAAGGTCTCCGCCCTCCCCGTCACCATGAGCTCGCAGCTCACCGCGGCGATCGAGTATGTCGATGGCGACAAGCGGATGACCGTGCCGCCCCACCTGCTGCCGCCTCCGAGGTACAGCGCGGACGGCGCGGACCTCGAGCGGACTGCCCGGGCGCTCTCTCGGGTGCCCGACACGATCACCGACCCGGCTCAGCGGTACGAGGCCAAGCGGGCCTCAATCTACCGCGAGTTTGGGTCCAACTAGGAGGTCGCGGCGATGGCCCAGCAACTCGGCTCCATCTACGAAGAGGGTCCCTACGGCGTCATCGCCTCGGGCGCCCTCCGCGACGGCCGCGCCGTCAAGCGCACCACCGCGCTCAATACCGTCGAGGAATGCGACGCGGCGGGCGAGCGCTCCGACGGCATCATGATCGGCGACACGGCCACCACGCTCAGCGGGTCCATGCTCAAGCGCGGCCGCTACGAGCGCGCCGTGGCCGGGGCGGCGATCGCCACCCTGCACAACTCCCTCGCCGTGGATAGCGCGGGGCGCTACGTCATCGCGATCGAAGCGGACGTGATCGTCGGGAAGAACCTGACGCTCGCCGCCGGCGCCGACTCGCTCTTCACCATCGAACTCGACGACGCCGAGCGCGTCGCGCCCAGCACCTAGGAGGGAGCCATGAATCCCCGAGTGATGAACCTGCCCTCCGGTCGCGGCCTCCTGGTCGAGACCAAGGAACTGGCACTGCCGGCGGGCGACACCATCGCCAACTTCCAGTTCGGCATCGACGTGCCGGTGACGGAACTGATCGTCGGCCAGCCGCGGTTGGCCTCTCCCCTGGGGGCCGAGCTGTTCCGACCCGTCGGAGCACGGACGATCAGTTTCAAGTACCCGAAGTTCGGGCTCGAGCGCTTCGGCGTCAAGGACGCCAAGCGGCCGATGCGCTCGAAGTTCCAGGCGAGCGAGCTGCGCGCCGACGATGGCACCGGGAAGCTGGAGCGGTACGGCTGGACGGCGCTGCTCGACCGCGACGAACTGGACAACGCCGACGCTGCCGACTCCGCGCTGTCGCTCAACCTTCGCATCCGCGAGAAGCACCAGCGTCTCGCCCGCGACCTCGTCGACCTGTCCGTCGAGGCCGACCGTGCCACGGTGGCCCTCGCCGCGGGGTCCTACAGTCAGTCGAGCCCCGACCTCGACGTGACGATCTCCGGCGGGTCGGAGTGGAACCACTCGACCGGCGGCGACAGCTTCGCATCGCTCTGGGCGGTGGCGGAGCTGCTGGCCGGGACCAACGGTGTCTCGGTCGCCGACCTCGACGTCTACCTGACGCACGTCAGCCTCAGGGCCGCGTTCCAGGATCCGGTGTTCCGCACCGCTCGCAACGTCGGCGGGGCGACCGAGGTGCCGTCGGTCGACGAGCTGCGACGCTACTGGGGCGTCCGGCGCGTGATCGTCGGCGACGGCTACAAGCAGGACTCCGCCGGCACCGGGATCGAGAGCCTCTACGGTGACGTGGCGATCATCCGCGTCTCGACCGCGCTCACCGGCTACGACCTCGACGCCGGCAACCTCGACAGCTTCTGCCGCTTCTACTGGCAGCAGTTCGGACCGGAAGGGCGAGCCATGCAGAACATCTGGATCGCGGAGCGGACCTCGTGGGCTTTCCCCTGGGAGCACTGGGAGCAGCCCCTGACCGTCAACACCAAGGCCGCGGCGATCATCCGCAACACCCACACCTAGGGAGGAGCCGTGGCGAGTCTACTGACCATCACCAAGAAGGACGGCCGTTCGACCGTCACGCTGGAGAAGATGGGCGAGCCCGCAGTCGAGTTCGGGGCGGTCGCCCCCCCGGAAGACGATCTCGACGACCTCGACGAGGCGGCGCTCCGGGACCGCTACTTCGAGGTCCTCGGAGCCAAGGCGGGCAACCGCTCGACCGACACGATGCGCAAGGAAATCCGAGCCGTCGTTATCGAGGCCTAGCCCGTGGCCGCCTACTCCAACACCACCGACGCGATCCTCCGCTTCGCCGGCAACGACGAAGCGGAGGCGCTGTCGGCGTTGTCGGCGGGGGCGCACGACATCGACGCCGCGCTTCGGTCCGGCGGCTACTCGGCACCGGTCGACACGTCGGCCTTGACGAGCGAGGACGGGGTGCGGCTGGTGGCGAAGCTGCGGGACATCAACCTCGCCCTTGCAGCCGGCATCCTCTCCCGCGGACAGGGCACCCGCCGTGGCACTCCCGACAAGGTGAGGAAGGACTACAAGGATGCCCGCGACTGGCTCGACCGCGTGCGCGAGGGCAAGGAGCTGCTGACCGCCATGGTGCCCGTCAGCGGGTCGAGCGTGCTCGCCATCGCCGGCGACCACGAGTGGGGGCATACCGCCGACTACCTCGACCTCGCCACGGTGGTCGACTGATGACGGTCCGGCTCTTCGTCCGCACCTCGCAGCAGGCGCTGGCCCGCAACGCCTTCGCGTCGGGGCTGATCCCCCGCACGGCGGATATGGCGCCGGCGCTGCGGGAGGCGGTGGCGATCCGCCGCAAGTCGATCGCCGATGAGTTCCAGTCCGAATCGCACTTCCTTCCGTCTGGCGGGACGCAGCGGTGGCGGAAGACCAAGCCGTTCTTCACCACACCCGCCCCCGCCAAGACGCTCCAGCGCTCCGGCGCCCTCGCCCGCGCCTACCAGGGCGGGCCGGGCGGCTTCGAGCGCATCGGTCCGACCTCGGCGACCTTCGGCGTGAGCGGTAGCCGATTCCCGCACGCCTCGGTCCACCGGCAGGGGGCGAAAATCCGGATCACCGGCGCGATGCGCGGCTACATGCTGGCGCAGCACGGCCGCACCTTCCGGGCGCGGAAGCGGACGATCAGGATCCCGCCACGTCCGCATGGTGGTCCGACGCCCGAAACCCGGAGACTGATCAGCCAAGCGTTTCTTCGCTACCTCGCCACCGGAAGGGCGTCCGGGAGGGCGGCGTGAGCACCTGGTCAGTCTTCAGTCGCTTCAGCCGCACGCGCGAGATCGCCGAGGGAGTGAAGGCTTTGCTCCTCGCCGATGTCGAACTGCGCGGGTGGACCGGCGAGCGGATCTACTACGGCACGGCGGTGCCGGACGGGCCGCGCCCGGTGATCGTCGTGATGCTCAGCAGCGAGAGCGCCATCCAGCAGCCGTCAGCGTCGGAGTTGGAGGTCGAGGCCCGCGTGGCCGTGATCTTCGCCTTCGACGAGAGCCGGGACGTGATCGACGGCGAGCACGACTTCAGTTCCGTCTCCATGCGGTGCGACTCGGTCCTGTGGAGCAACCCAACCGTCACAGTCGAGGGGCGCGACCTGGCCCTGCGGCTGGCCCGCGCCGAAGACTTCGGCTACCGCGAGATCTACGAGGCGGAGGAGGACGGCGAGCTGGCCGGCACCCTCTACCCCGCCCGCGAGTACACCTATGTTTACCGGCGCGACGCCGCCACGGGGGTTCCGACGTGAGGCTCTACGCAGTTCGCATGGACGCCGGCTACGCGGGCGCGGGCGCTCTGACCGTCGACCTGCCGCGGCGGGGGCGCAAGCAGTTCGTTAGGGGCGCCACCAAGCGCGACGATCCCGGCTACCCCTACGCCGAGTTCGAGGGGTCGGAGAAGGAGGCCCGCGGTATCCGTGACTCCGGCCTGTCGGTCGAGCCCATCGGGCGGTCCGCCCTCGCCGCCAGCCCGTTCGCCAACGCACCAGCCACGCCAGAGAAGGCGCGCGCGCCGCGCCGTAAGAGGAAGGGGTAACCGATGGCCGGCAATCCCGCAGACAGTCGCTTCCGCGTCGCCTTCGGCACTCTGGCCGGCGGGCCGACCTCCGCATTCACCGGGTTCCGCCTCCGCTCGGAGACGCTGGGGTTCGAGGCCGCGACCATCGAGGACGACTCGATCCGCGGATCGAGCGGCCCGCCCGAACCGCTGGAGAGCAAGCTTGATGTCGGCGGCTCGACGCCGATCAACTGGTCGGCTGAGGAGCACCTCCGCTTCTGGGCGAACCTCCACGCTGCCGCGAACGTGGCCGTCGAGTCGACGACCGGCGTCTTCACGCAGCGCTTCGGCCGCAGCCAGTCGGGCGTGACGTTCCCGACGCCGCTGCTGGTCGACGCCTACCGCGACGACGGGCGGCCGGAGCGGTACTCGAACATCCAGGTCCAGTCCTACAGCTTCACCAACTCTCCGCGAGCGATCGAAAACGGCGAGGTGGCGCTCCTGGGTAGCCGCTTCGACATCTTCGACGATGCCGAGGAAGTGGCGGTGACCGCCGCGCCGAGCGCGCCGGTGTTGCGCGGCATCCCAAAGTTCAGCCACCTCGGCAGTGCCGACGGCAACGTCTTCTTCAAGGTCACCACCGGCCCGAGCGGCGGCGCTGTCGGCATCAGCCTGAAGGTCGGCGCCGCGGCGTCGTACAGCTTCGAGATCACGGGCGTGACGGCCGCCGCCTGGTTCGACGCGCTCGACCAGGCGGGCGCCCACATCGGCGATGAGGGGCTGCCGGTCCAGTTCTACCTGCCGGACGTGACGCTGACCCTCAACGATGAGTGGCGCTTCGATCGCGAGCGGGCCGCGTGGTCGCAGGTGCTGCCGGCGGCGGCGGTCTTCAATGAGATCGCCACGGCGGTGTTCATGGACGGCGCCAGCCACAGGCTCAACGAGTACTCGGTCACCGTCGCTAAGCCGTGGACTGTGGACGAGGTGATCGGCGGTCGGTTCATGGACGACCTCCTCCTCCGCGGCGACTGGCCGACGGTCGAGGGGACGATCAATCGCAACAACCTCGGCACCCGAGATCTGCGGGACCGGCTGCTGCGCGCCGAGCCGTTCGCCCTCATCGTCGACCGCTACAGCTCGACGATCGAGGGCACGACCAGCCGGCGGCGCTGGCGGTCGATCATGCCGCGGTGCATCCCCGGTGGGCGGTCGGCGTCGATCCCCGATCGGCTGACGTTCCCGGAGGCGCTGAACTTCACTGCTCACGCCAGCGCCGACGTCACCTACCCGGATCCGATCACCGAGGAGCTGACCACCTCGACCGAGGACATCACGGCCCCCGCGGTGGTCGCGACCTAGCTAGGGGTTGTCGCCGATGGCGGCCGGCGACGACATTGCCCTCCGGATCCTCGCCGATGTTTCCGACGCCCGTCGGAACATCGAGTTCCTGCGCGTCGCGTTCCTCAACGCTGTGCGCCTCATGGAGGAGGCGGCGCGGCGACCGGACTTCGACCCAGCGAGCGAAGAGGCGCGCCGGCTTGCGCAGACGGTCCAAGCGCTAGGCGTCGAGTTCAAGAAGGCTTTCGATGTTGCCCAGAAGGAGACGCTGGGGACCGGCAAGGCTCTCCAGTCGGCGCGAGCCGAAGTAACCCGCGTCGACCAGGCGCTCGAGAAGCTCAACAAGACCGGCGGCGGTCTCCGCGGGCTGACCGGCCCCCTCCGCCAAATCCGCAACGGCCTCGTTTCCATTGGGGCGGCACTCGGCGTCGCCTTCGGTGGCCGCCAGATCATCGAGTTCATCAAGTCGTCGATCCAGGCCCGCGTCGAACTCCAGGCCCTCCGTGCCCAGCTTGATGGCGCCGCCGGCTCGACCGAGGCCGGGGGAAGGGCGTACGACTTCGCGCGTCGCAAGGCGCTGGAGCTTGGGTTCGCGATTCAGGATGTTGTCGGGTCGCAAGCGCGCTTCGAGGCGGCGACCCGTCAAACGAATCTGACGCTCACTCAGCGGCGCGAGATCTTCGAGTCGGTGATCGACGCCGGCCGCGTCCTCCAGCTCAGCCAACAGCGGGTCAACAACGCCTTCCTCGCCCTGGAGCAGATTGCCTCCAAGGGTCGGGTTTCGATGGAGGAGCTGCGCCGTCAGCTCGGCGACCAGATCCCCGGCGCCCTCCCCATCCTCGCCAAGCAGTTGGGTATCACCACCGGCGAGCTGATCAAGATGGTCGAGGCCGGCCAGCTCATGGCCGACGAAGCCCTGCCGGCGCTGGCGAAGGGTCTACGCGAGACGTTTGGCCCCGGGCTCGCGAAGGCGATCGAGACCGATGCCGCCGCCCTGGGTCGTCTGCAAGTCGCCGCCTTCGAGGCCAGGGCCGCGTTCGCTGAGGGATTCGGCGAGCAGTTCCGCGGCGCAATCGACACGCTGACCACCTTCATTAACGAGAACAGGGAGAGCTGGGAGAGCCTCGGCGAAGGCATCGGGTCCATTTCGCAGATCGTCAGCGACGTGACCTCCGCGTTCTCTCCCCTGGGTGCCGTACTCGACGGGCTCGGGGTTGAGACCGCGACCGTTGCCGATGGCTTGGAGCTGCTGGCCAAGGGGGTCAAGGCAATCACCTCGCCGATCAAACTCGCCACGCAGGCGGCGAACGATCAGGCCCGGGCCATGGGCTTGCTCCCCGAGAAGGCGCGCTCCATCGAGGATTCGCTCAAGGACATGCGGCCCGCCGTCGAGCTGATCACCGCCAAGCAGCGCGAGCAGGCCGAGCAGGAGAAGGTCAACGCCGAGATCGCGGCGCGCCGAGTGCGTCAGATCTACGGGAAACAGATCCCGGCGCTGGTCGAGCTGGCTAAGGCCGAGGTCGATACGGCGGAAGTGATCAGGAAGGCGAAGGAGGGGGATGAGGATGCGAAGAGGGCTTTAGAAGAGATCATCAAAAAGTACATGGAGAGGACGGTGGCGGGCAGGGCTGCGGCCAAGGCTTTGTCTGAGGAAGGGATCGCTGCCGGAGAGGTGAAAACCGCTCACGAGCAGGTGACAGAGGCCCTGGGAAGGTCGGCAAAGGCGCAAGAGGAGTTCAATCAGAAGCTTTTCGAGGCGCGTGGAAACCTATTCAAGAGCCGGGAGGAATTGGACAAGCTGGCCGGCCAGATCATCACCGCGATCGACGCTCTGGCGCGCTTCGGCGGGGCGAATGTCGAGCAGACCGACAAGGCGTTGGACTTCGCGCTGAAGGTTGCGGCCGGCTACCGTGAAATGGGCGAGGCGCTACCCGACGACCTGGTCGAGCGCATCGACCGGCTGGCGGAGTCGAGCGTGAGCGGCGCCGAGAAGGTCGTCAAGGCGCTGAAGGAGGAGGCGCAAGCCTACGCCGCCCTGGGTGAGGCGATTCCGCAAGATCTGATCGACCGCATCGCCCACCTGGAAGAGGTCACCAACGATCACACCCGCGCGATGGCGCTGTCCGTCATCGGCATGGGGGAGTACCGCAAGGAGCTTCTCGGCTCGCGGGAAGAAGCCGAGGTCGCCGCGGCCCAGCTCGCCAAGCTCGTCGAAGGCTTCGGGTTGCTCGGGCCGGTGACCCAGGAACAGGCCGAGGTCATCAAATCCGAGGTTCAGGATCTGCTAGACGCCTTCGCCGAGATCGGCGAGCAGCCCCCCGCCCACCTCCAGCTCCTCGCCGACGCCATGGGGGTCACGACCACCCGCATTGCCGAGGAGGTCGAGAAGCAGCAGAAGCTCCTCGGCGATCTGCTCAAGGCGTACGAAGCGATCAAGACGGCCGCCCCCGGCGGCGAGGCGGCGAAAGATCTGGCCACCCAGCGCAAGGAGCTGGAAGCTCTCCGCGCCAAGCAAGACGAGCAGGGCACGCTCACGCTCGAGGAGGTCGAGCGGATCGGCCAATTGGAGGCGTCGGTCGACCGCCTTTCCCACGAGGTCGAGGGGCTGGGCACCGCCTACGACCAGATGGGCGACCAGGCGGTGGCCTCGGCCGACCAGGTCAAGGCCGCCATCAACGGCCTGATCCGCGGCAACGCCGAGGCGTTCGCCACCCTGCCGCTGGCGACTCAGGAGGCGGTCGACCTGATCCTCGACGGCCTGCGGCGCTCGGCTGAGGAGGGGACGGCGACCGAGGAGGTGATCACCGACGCTTTCCTCAAGATCTCCGACCGCATGGAGGAGGGCGGGGTGGACGTCGGCGCGTTCCAAGAGCAGCTCGGTCTGGCTGGCGATGAGGCCCTGACCGTCGCCGATGCCGTGGACGCGCTGGGCCGGGGGACCGAGGGGGCAGCGTCGGCCATGGGCGACCTCGGCGACGCCACGGAAAAGGCCAAGGACAAGCAGGAGGAGCAGATCGAGGCGGTCGAGAAGCTCAAGGCAGCGCACGAGGACCTGGGCAAGACGATGGAGTCCACCTATGCCGCCATGAAGCAGCACCTACGGGAGGCCGTTGCCTTGCAGGCGCAGCTTGTGACTGGTTGCGCCGACCTCAAGGCCTGCATGGCGGGAACGGAGTAGCGGTGGCCGAATCGCTCGACGCCCCCTTCGCCGCCCTGGTGGTCGAACTGCGTGCCGCGCTGGTTGCGCAGCGTCGACAGATCGTGGCGTGCAAGCGGCTCAAGAGGACGGCCCGCCCCGTCGGCAAGTCGCCGGGCGTGCTGTACTTCTACCCCTCGATCTTCAACGGTACGATTGGCTCGGGCTTGCTGTTCGAGCACCCCTCCGGGCGCGAGGGTGGGTTCGGCGGTGGCCCGAACACACCGGTGGGCTACGACCTCACCGGGCGACCGATCTACAAGTAGGAGGCGAAATGGCTGAGGGGTCGGTTGGCTTGATGCGGCGGCTACGGGAGGAAGCCGAGGGGGCGGCGGCGGGGCTCGAGGCCGCGGTCAGCCAGGCTTCGCGCTTCCGCGGCGAGATCGGGCAGACGCTAGCCTTGGTCTCGAGCGGCGGCGGCGGGGCCGGCGGCTCCGGCCGGGTGGTTGTTGGTGCGACGCCCGAGCAGGTGGCTGCGGGGGATGTACTGCCGAGCCGCAGCAGCGGCGGTGGCGGCGGATCGGGCGGCGGTGGTAGCTCGCGCGACATCGCCGGCCCCCTCGACGCCCGGCTGCGCGGCCTACAGGCCGTTCAGGAGCGGGTGTTCTCGGCGCCCACTGCCGGCGACGTACTGGTGGCCTCCGCCGCGGCGCGCATCGAGGCGGCAGTGGACCGGCTCGCCCGGCAGGCCGCCCGCCAGAGCGGTGACGGCGGGGTGTTCGCCGCTGCGGGGAGGGAGCTGTGACGAAGCCCGGCCCGCTCCACTGGGCGCCGCGCCCGCACTACCGGTCTGGACTGTTCTTGGGGGGCTACCGCTTCGATGCCGACCGGCCGCTCGACCACGACCGGCCGGAGGGGTTCGCTACGGCGGAGAACCTTGCCCGGACCTGGTGCTCGCAGAGTCGGTGGGTGGGAGCCGACCAGCCACTCGACATCGCGCCGTGGTCGGGGTCCATCAAGATCAACGCGAAGTGGGAGGAGGAGGCTCAGGCCATTGGCGACGCCTTGTCCGTCGGTGAGCCGCAGCGGGTGTTCTTCGGCCGTTGGCAGACCGACTACTGGGCGGTCGAGGGGGCCGCCGGCGCGCAAACGGAGTGGCGGACGTCGCGGGGACTGCCCTACGACCTGCCGGCGCCGCTGGGGGCCGCGGACTGGGCGGCGTACGTGCCACAGGTGAAGCTGATCGACACAGCCGGCGTGGCGGTCGAGCAGACCGTCATCACGGCCGGCACGCCCGGAGCCGGCGAGGTGCTGGTGCCGGATACCGGCGGCGGGACGTACGAGACGATCCAGACGCCGGCAGTATCCACCCTCACGGGCATGCGGTGGCTGGCGCTCTACTACCCGGCGGTGCTGCACTGCGTGGTCGTCGAGAAGGCTAGCTACCCGGTCGCCAACGGCCTGGAATGGGTGCTGGGGTTCCGGGAGCTGCCGGCGGGGGTGTACGAGGGGGCTGCGGCTTGACGATCGTCGCCACCCTCGACGCCGTCGCCACGATCGACGGCACCGCCGACGGCGCGGTAGCCGCCGATGCGACCATCGCCCCGTCGCCGCTGGTGCCGACCGCCGATACCGTCACGGCGGATGTCACCTACGACGGATCGCTGGCCCTCGCCGCCTACCCCGGCGCCGCCCACCAACACCTCGCCGGGCTGAGGGTGACGATCGACGGCGAGACCCTCCCGCTCGCCCGCGTGCTGCCGGGAGCGACTGTCACCCGCACACTCGGCGAGGGCTGCTCTTGGTCGCTACCGCTGCTGCTGCGCGGCGACTGGCCGGAGCGCTTCGCCTACCCGGCGGGGCGGCCGGAGGGCTACCTCGGCCCGCCGCCCGGCGGAGCGGAGATCGACATCGACGGGCTGTACATGACGGCGACGGGGCTCAAGGCTACCCGCCTCATCACCGGCGGCGTGGTTGAGAACTGCTCGGAGGTGATCGGCGAGCTAGACACCTACGCACTGAACGGCACCGACGCCGACGGCCGCATCGACCGCCGCAAGATCAACCTCACCCTCCCCCCTGGGCACGGCCTGACGCGGGCTGCGGTGGCGGGACGTATCGCCGCGCTGCTGGGGGTGGACGACTACGCCTTCGCCGCCGCCGGGCGCATGGACAAACGGGTTCAGGCGGTCGAGGCCGACGGGCTGGCGCTCATGGCGGACATCCTCCTGCCGGCGGGGCGAGTGCCGCAGCGGGCGGCCGACGGGACGCTCTACGATCCGGAGCGGGTGGTGCGGGGTGGCGGCTACGACGTCATATTGACGGAGGCGAACCTGCTGCGCGCCGGCGGGCTCGGCCGCACCTCGACGACCGACGGGCCGACGCGGATCGTGGTGACGGGCGAGCGGCAGGTCACCCGCGACGGCTGCGGCCGGGTGACGATCATGCGCTTCGTCGAGGCGGTTGAGGAGTACACCCGCAAAGAGGCGGCCTTCCGGCAGACCGCTGCCGGGGTGCTCACCGCGCAGACGCCCACCCAGTTTCCGCAGCTCCAGGTGGTGAGCCGGGTGACGACTGTCGAGGAGCGCGAGTGCGATCGACTCATCAGCTCCAGGGTGATCACCCAGGAGATGCACAGCCCGTCGGCCTACCGCTACGAGCTCGACACCGACGGAAGCCACAAGGCATGGTCGACCTACTGGATCTTCGAGCCCGGTGCCGTCGCCGACGATGGCGCCCTCGCCTACGCTTGGCCGGTCGAGCGGTTCGTCACCACCGGCGACGTGCTGACGGTTTACCACTACGACGCCGACGGGTTCGAGACGGGCTCGACCGTCACGACCCGCGGCTGGCATCAGCGGCGGACACCGGTCAAGGAGCAGGCCCCGCAAGTCACCGTGCCGTGGGAGGAGGAGCCCTACATCGTCGACGTTCCCGTCCTCGGCAACGGCGAAGGGGTGTTCGACCGGGTCGAGACCTACTTCGGCCCGTATCACGGCGTCGCCCGCAACGCCGCCACCAACTGGGTGCCGCAGGTCGGCGCCGGGACCGTCTCTGTCGTCGGCGCCGTGGGTGTCAAGCGCGAGACCGTTGCGGTCGGCATCCAACGGCAGTACGCGGATGACGGAACGACGCTGCTCGGCGGTTTCAAGCGCCGCGAGATCACGACCGCCGAGGGGTGGTTGGCCCGGCCGGTGGTCGGCGGCCCCTACTACTACGCGGCGGACGGCGGCACGGAGTCGATCGACAGCGTCGAGCGGTTCTGGCCGAGCGGCCTACCGGTGATCGTCCGTACCGAGCGCGTCGAGTACATCCCGGAGGCTGGCGACGGCTCGCACGGTCAGTTCTCGGCCGCCCGCGATCACGACGGCAAGCGCATCAACGGCGAGCCCGACCAGCACGAGAGCGGGCTCGAGGGCTACCTCCCCGCCGCCGAGCGGGCGACGCCGCTCGAGCCCGACGCCGCGGACTTCCCAGATGGCGCCGGCGCCAGTCCGCGGGAGAGCCAGCCGATCGAGTGCGACCACCGCGTCAATGCACCGGCGAGCCTGCGCGAGCCGTGGACCGACACGATCAGCGACGCCTGGGTCGAGACCCAGGCTGAGGCGTGCCGGCTGGCCGCTGACGAGGCGTCGCTGCGATGGGCGTTCAGGGTGACGGCAACGATTCCGATCGCCTTCCCGCTGCGCGAGGGGATGCGGGTGCTGATCGTCGACCGCCCGAGCGGGACGTTTTGGCCGGTGCACGTCAAGTCGGTAGTCCACACCATCCCGGAGCGCGGGGTGTTGGCCACGACGGTCCTGAGCGGTGATCAGTATGTTGTCTAGGCGCCCGCGCGACTTCATCCGTCGCAGCTTCGACCGGCGCCGCCAGCGCGAGCGCGACGTGGTCTACGGGCGCTACGCGTCGCCGGCCAACCCGCACGCCGAGGGGTGGGTGGTGCTGCCCGGCACGACGGTGCCGATCTTCGTCGGCTCGACGGTGGGGGCCGTCACGTTCCGGCCGGGCTCGGTCGTGCCGCTGCTCTCGGAGTCCGGGGCGCCCGGCCTCACCATCGCCGGCCTGCCGGCCCCGGGCCGCAAGGGGGCGGCGGACTTCCCGCTGGCGGCGCCAACGCCCGGCGGAGTGACGCCGTTCGGCATCATCCGCGCCGTGCCCGGGGTGCTGGTGGTCGGCGATGCGGATCAACCCGTCACCATCCACGGGTTCGGGCTGGTGGACGGCGACACCTACCAGCCGGTCAAGTGGTCGATGGTGGATCAGAATTTTGTTCACGACTCCGCCGTGACAGTTCATGATGTAGTCTACGTCTCGGCCACAGAGGTGACGATGGAACTGGACGTAATGGAAGGCCTTCCCTGGAAGACGCACCGGCCGACGCTTCAGCCGCGGCGGAGCTGGGAAGGCTGATGCCGGGGTCGTTTCCGCCGGATCTGTTCAGGCTGGAGCTGCCGGTGGCGGTGGTCCACTCCTACCTCGGGGTGCGCTGCGTCGAGGACGAATTCGGCGACATCACGCACATCCGCCTGTGGTCGTACCTCAACGGGGCTTTCGTCGAGGAGCTGGCGGTACTCGATGCGGCGGAGATCGGGGTAAATTTTGGGTCCCGCGGTCAGATGGCCCTATCGTTGGCGGTGATCCACGAGGACCCCGCGTCGTTGGTGGGGCCGAGCGTCATGTGGGGCAGCAGCAAGGACATCAGCCTGTACGACCTTGAGGCCGAGACGTACTACCGAGGCGTCACGACGGCGGGTGGTGAGCCGTTCGTCGGCGCCCCGATATGGGGCGCCGACGGGTGGATCTATTACTTCGCCGCGCCGGACGATTCCCCGTTCGATCAGTACCGCTTTCACAAAATCAGAGCCAACATGACGGGCGACTCAGAGGTCTCCCTGTTCGTACCGGGTGGGGGGGACCTAGACAACGTCGGGGACTTCTCCCATCTCGCCGGCTCGAACTACTACATCTATTCGCCGAAGTCGCTGAGCGGTCGCGATGACGACAGGATCGGTATCTTCCCCCTGAACGGCGACCCCGCCAGCTCAGAGATCGCGACCGGAATGGTCGAGCTGCTGGGCGAGCCCTACCACGTCGGTATCCCATCGGGCGACGATGCGATTTTCCTTCGCGGCGCCGGCGGCGAGCTGCGCCTCGGCCGGTTCACCCCGCCGTCGACCGAGACCATCCTCTGGCCGAGCGGGTGGGCCGATTGGGAGGATCCCGCCGGAGTGGCCGGCAACGTGCTGTCGCTCAGCCTCTCGGCCGATGGCACGGAGGCGGTGGTCTACGCGGCGGCGAACGGCACCCGCGGAATCATGCGGACCGACCTGGCGGCGAAGACGGGGGCGGAGCCGCTGGGCATTGTTGTGGTCGAGCAGCACGACGGCGCTTTCCCTGACTTCATGCTGGCGATGGACTGACGCGAAGAACCGAGGCACCGATGGATAAGGATATTTCCGCGCGCGCGATTCAGCTTCCTGCCGGATGGGGGGTCGCTTTGACCCCCGGGAGCTTTCGCGCCTGGCTGGCCGTGAAGTCTTACGGAAAGCGCGAGGGCTTCGGCATGCTCGTTGGCTTAGGAGAAATCGCCGGGGACCGCGGGTGGAGCCACGACCCCTGGTCCGCAGAGGCCCCATGACTGTCGCCGAGCCCGCCGCCCCGCCCGTCGACGCCGTCACTGAGCGGCTCGCTTACATCTCCGCCGCGCTCTACGCCCTCGCCCGCCTGCTGCATCGTGAGGCGCAGGAGCTGGGAGACGACCCCCGCATGATCGCCGCCGGCTTCAGTGCGCAGCTCGCCGAGCTGGCCGCGACGAACCTCACCATGACGACCGCCACGCCGGCGGCCACGCTGGCGGCCATCATGTCCCGAATCTTCGTCCGCCACAGCGACATGCCGGAGGATGAGGCGCGCGACCTGCTGGCGGCGATGCTCGCCGGCGACGGTTGCCGCGAGCTACTGCTCGACATGGCGGCGGAAGCGGTGGATAGCTGGATGGAGGCAGGCGTCCGTTGACCGTCACCTGGTACGACTCGGCCGACGATCCGATCACCGCGGCGATCGCCCTCTCCGCCGAGCAGGGCACCACCGGCGCTGCTGTCGAGCTGCGCGCATGGAACAACCGCGGCGGGGTGGGTGCCTCAACGCGCTCCGACCTCTACCTTGAGGTGTTGGAGGTGGTCTCTGATGTGCCGCTCTCATCGGGGACCGAGGCGCTCGATCAGCACCACGTCGAGGCGCGGGTGGTGGAGGGGCTGAACCAAGTGGCCCCCCCGTCGGCTTGGACGCGCATCGGCACAGCTCGCTTCCTGCCGGTGCCGTCGCTCGCCAATGATACCGGTGTCAAGTTCGAGGTGCGACTGAGCCCGCCGGCGCACGCTACCTCGACGCAGGTGACGGTCCGCTTCCACCTCATCGAGCGCAGCCAGCGCCCGATCCCGACCGGCATCACCCAGGCGGCCGGTGCCGGCATCTATCACGGCCTGGGTGACGGGGCGTACTCGGCCATCGCCAGCTTTGGCGGGCTGGCGGAGAACGGCACCCCCGACAACCAAGTAACGGTCGGCGACCTCCGCTGGATCTACCAGGGGAGACCGTACGCGCTGCTCGCCCACCTCACCGCTTTCGACGATCTCGACAGCGCAGCCGAGGCGCTGACCGCTGGGCAGGGCTATATCGCGGTCGGCACGGCGGCGGACGGGGTGCTCAATTGGACCAGGGGGCTGCGCAGTGCGAGTCCGACGGCGCCGACCGCGCCCGCGGGTGAGCTGCTCATCGGCGAGGTGCTGGTCGAGTTCGACGCCACGATCAACACCGCCGACCTGACCGAGCAGTGGCTGATGGGCTTCTTCGGCTTCAAGGGGTCGAGTGCCCTGTCCGTCACCTTCGGCGCCGGCGACGCCGTACTCGCTGATCGGCTGGTCCACCGCGACGGCGAGCAGTCGATCACCCTCGCCGACGATGACGAGTCGGCGGTCTACCTCATGCCGGACGGCAGCCTGGCGGCGACAGTGGACGGCACCCGCCCGGATGTGGCCGCCGAATACCTCGCCGACGTGACGGCAGCCGGCGGCGTGGTGACGGCCACGGTTGAACGTCGCCGCTTCACCCCCAGGCCGCAGGTGATCGCGCTGGTCTCCCCGTCGGGCGAGATCGCGGTCGACGATGCCGCCCACGGCGCGAACCCCGGCTCCCGGGAGTTCGGCCTGTTGCCCGTCCGCCCGGTCAGCTTGTGGCTGCACGATGACGGCGACACGCTCACCGGCGGCGAGTCCAGGGTCGACGTCGAGCACTCGGTTGACGCGGCGACGTGGGATTCTCTCTACAATGCTGACGACGACATGTCGGATGTAGCCTTCGACGAAACCCCGCCAGAGGATCACGCCTCCTTGCCGGACGTGCTGGTGATCCCCGCCCTCGCCCAGGTGCGGGCGCGGGTGGACGCCGTGCCCACCGGTGGCGGGGGCGAGACGCTGCCGGCGGGCTACACCGTCGCACTTCGGGGGTGGCCGCTGTGAGGAGGCTGATCCTTGCCGTCGCTCTAGCGACACTGGCCGCCCCCGCTGTCTCCGAGCAGTTCACCGCGCCGCTGGGGGTGGCCGGGGTGATGAAGGCTGATCTCGCCCCCGCCCTCTACCTGAACGGCGACCTGATCGCCGACCCGGGGTGGACGCTGGTCGAGGCGGCGAACGGACGCGACTACACCTTCGACGACCTGCCGGACGTGGCGGCCGGGGCGGGGGATCGCTACGCGCTGTGCTGGTCGCACCTCGGCGATTCGGCCTGCTACCTCTGGCCACAGGAGACCCGCACCCCGCAGGCGGTGCGGTGGGAGCAGCGGTTCGTCCCCACGCCGGAGGTGATCCGGATCGGCACGGGCGATACGGCGATCCCAGTGCAACTCACGATCGTGGGGCTGGCGTCGGACCCCACGGGCTCCGCCGTGGCGTTCTCGATGCGCCGCTCGAGCGGCGGCGCGGCGGTGATCGACGCTGCGGCGGCCACCCTCACCGACGTGGATCAGGTGGTCGACCCGGTGACTGCAGAGGTGACGTGGACGGCCGAGGTTGCCTACAACTTCACCGCCGAGGACACCGAGACAGCGGGGGAGTACCGGTCGTGGTTCACGGTGACGTTCCCGCTCGGCGGCGTGATGACTGCGCCGCCGACCAGGGATAGAAAGGTGTCGATCTTCTGATGAGGAGACTGCCCGCCGCTCTGCTCTCTGTCCTGCTGGCCGCCCCGGCTGCTGCGCAGACCGGGGGCGTCGTCTTCCAGACCAAGGCCGCAGGCCCGTGGGTGGGAGAGATCTCCGCTCAACCGCCGTGTAACGACGGCGTGCCGATGCTCTTTCTAGCCACCGATGGCACTAGCTCTACGGACTGCGCCACTGGCGACGGTACGACCGAGGGGCTTTGCCTTTGCCTCGACGGCACCTGGTCGGCGGTCGGTGCCGGCGGCGGCGACGTCTCCAGCGTCTTCGCCCGCACCGGTGCGGTCGTGGCCGAGGCCGGCGACTACGACGCCGCCCTGATCGACTACACCCCCGCCGACGGCACGGACTGGACCGACCCCGACCCGACCACGGTGGAGCAGGCTGGAGACGACCTCGCCGCCCGCGTGACCGATGACGAGGCGGCGCTCAGCTCGCACGCCGGCAACGCCGACGCCCACCACGCCCGCGACCACGCTGCCGCGCACGCTCTCGGCGGGGCGGATCCGCTGACCGTTACCACGCTGGCGAGCGGCTGCACCGATGCCCAAGTCCTCGGCGGGACGGCTGTGGGGACGGGAGTGGAGTGCCAGGCGGCGGGGGGTGGTGGAGTGCCAGGCGGGGCCGATACGCAGGTCCAGTACAACAGCTCCGGTGCCTTCGCCGGTGACGAGGACTTCACCTTCGCCAGCGACGTGCTGCGGCTTGGGGCGGTCAACGCAGCCACGCGCCTGCGCCTGCCGCAGTCGAACGACCGATTCAACCCCACCATTGTGTTCGGCGACGGCGACTCTGGGTGGAACGAGACCGCGGACGACACCTTCGCCCTGGTAATCGCAACGTTCAACGTCTGGAACTTCACGTCGGGTGAGATCTACGGTCGATTCGGAAATTCGGGACCGTACATGCGCTCGGTGACCACCAGTGCGACGGTTCCCGGGTTCGCGCCGAATGGCGCCGACTCCAACACCGGCATCGGGTGGGCCGCCAGCGACGATGGCCGTCTGATCGCCGGCTCCGTCTCCAGCCTCGGCTTCACCGCGACCGAGACCACGATGTTTGTCGAGCAGGTCAACGCGGCCCACGCCCGCACCTGCGCCGACTCCGCCGACGGCAACCCAGGAACCCTAGTCGCTTCGGTGTCCGGAGCCACCTACCTCGAGCTGACCAACTCCGACGCCGACGGCTGCGCCGTCACCCTCTCCGAGACCGGTGCCACCCGGGGCCAGCGCATCGAGGCGGTTGTCGTCGCCACCGCCGGCGGGACGCTCGACTTTGCCGACACCGCCGGCGTCCAGGAGACCGGGGCGGGCTGCTCGCTCTCGCTCTACGGCACCGCCACTTTTCGATACATCGGCGACCGGCACGTCCTGGTCGCCTGCACCCCGTCCAACTGAGGAGGCCCATGATGCGCCGATTGACCCTGCTGCTGCTCGGCCTGATGCTCGCCCTCCCGTGCGCTGCTTTCGCCGGGAACCGCTCCTGCAACACCACCCTCGTCGGTCAGAACGTCTGCCGCCAAAGCACCAACCTGGTGCTCTTCTACGACGCCCCGGGCGCCGCCTTCGCTGATCTGAGGGACGCGATCGCGGCCGAGTACAACTACCAGGACGAGAAGGTCTGCGCCCCGACCCGACAGTTCGAACCGCTGCTCAACGGCCAGCCCTCGAGCGTCCTGAGCGCCGCGGGCGCTGCCACCGACTCCTGCTCGGTCGGGTCGGTGGTCGCGAACCCTCAGGGGTCCGGCGAGTTCGCCGACGCCGTGATCGACATGGAGCTGAGGAATCGAGTTATCCAGTGGAAACACAACACAGCGGTCGAAGAGGCGGCGGACCCGACCACCATCGAAACACCGGATGTGGGCGCGCCATGAATCGTCGCTACCTCTTCGCCTGGGCGTGGTGCATCGGCGCGGTGCTAGCCGTGCCGACCGCCGCCGACGTGCGCAACTGCACCGGCCCGATGGTCACCGGCGGACTGTGCCAGGCGCCCACCGACGCCCTGCTCTCCTACTCGATCCCCGCCGGGGCACAGGCCGACTTCATGGACGCCTACGCCGCGGCCGCCAACTACCAGGCCGAAGTGCCGTGCGGCGCCGAGCGCCTGGTCGACGACTCCGGCATCGTCGTGCAAGCCGGGCCGGGGCAGTCCACCTGCGCGGCCGAGACGGCCGGCGAACTGGTTGCCAACCCGCAGACCAGGGCGGCTGCGGTCGATCGATACATCAGGGCCGAACTCGTGCGCGTGGTGCGCGACCACCGGCGGCGGCAGGCCGAAGCAGCAGCGGCCGATACCACGGCCGCCGAGCCCGACCCGGAGATCCCGTGATGCACGGCCCCTGGATCGACGCGGGCTGCGGTGGCTGACCCTGAGCGAGCCCATGCTGAAATCCAATAACCCCCGCGATCCCCAACAGATCTGCCACTATTCCGGGGTCATGGACGAGCCGGTTCTCTCCTCCATCGGCGGGCCGCTCCTATCCTCTCCGGGGGCGGCCCGCACTCTTTTTGGCGACGGCCTTGCAGGGTAGTCGCCTATGAACGCAACGCCGATCCTCGCCGCCGCCGTGAGTGAGGGCGTCCACCTCCTCCCCTGGGTGATCACCCTCATGATCGGGGTGGCAACCTCCATCCTGCTCCAGCTCGGCGGCGCGGTCTGGTTCGCCAGTCGTGTCAACGCCGAGCTGCGGGAGGCGAAGGAAGACATCTCAGCCCTGGGAAAGAAGCTCGGCGATGTCGAGTTGCGCATCGAGTCGAGGATCGAGGACTTCCGCAAGGAAGTCAGCGGCGCACTGGGTGGCCTTTCCCAGCGGGTCGCGCACATCGAAGGCAAGCTGAATGGGCACCGTGAGCGCTAATCGTGCCGTCGCGAGCCAACGATCGCACGGTGTACCGCCTAGCGGTAGTTTCGGCTCTGCTTTCCGGCGCGACTTTGATTCTGCTGCTCGCCTTGACCGTGGTCGGGACGGTGTGGGCGAGCGGTCGGAAGACGGTGGAGGCGGCCGATGTTGACCGGTCCGTGGCGGCCGAGCGTGCCGCGCGAGAGGAATCGGCCAAGCAGCTCACGGAGAGGATCTCTCAGCTCGAGAATCGAAACGCCGACTTGCTCGCGTGGGTCGTGACGACGCGCGAGAAGATGATCAAGGAAGGGTTTCAAGCACCGCAACTACCGGACTCTATCGAAGGGGGCCAGAAATGATCCGGGACGACGTAAAAAAGATCTTGTGCGACGGCGTCGTGATCGCCTACGCCAGCGCCTGCGAGACCATCCGCAGCGACCCGAAGTTCGACGGCCTGCCGGAGGAGGTTCGCGCCGAGTTCCTGAAGCGATGCATCGTCGCAGACGAGTCATACATCAAGGAGACGGGCGACGCGATCAACTGGCTGATGGACCAGAAGCCCTAGATCCACCTTGTGTCTCAGGACGGCACCGACGCCTCGCTATGGGCCGGTCTCGCCGCCCTGGTTACCGCTGTCCTAGCTGGCCTAGCCCTGCTGGTGCAGAAGCTGTCCAACGCTCTCGCGGCCCGCGCCAAGGCGTTCCAGGCAGCGGCTGAGCTGGAGCGCGACCAGGCCCGCGGCGAGGGTGGTCTGCTCGCCCGCGTCGAGCGGCTGGAGCGCGAGCAGGATAAGATGCGCAAGGCCCTGCACGATGCCCGCGACTGGATCAGCGGGGAGCGGGCACGGCGGGAGCTTGAGAGGAAGCGGTGACTGACGACTCCACCCCTGACGTACAGCGGATCGCCCGCCTCGAGACTTCGCTGCTCGGACTCCAGCAGCAGGTCTCGGGCATCGGCAGCAGCGTCGAGCGTTTGGCCTCGGAGATCCGCGACGCCCGCCGGCCGCAGTGGCAGCTCATGCTCGGCGTCGGCGGCATGCTGATCATGTCGGTCGGCATGGCCTCCAGCCTGATCCTCTTCGTGGTGACGTTGCTGATCTCGCCCCTGTCGGCGGCACAGGTCGAGCACACCGCACAGGTCGATCGCCATCAGGACCGGCTCGACGGGCTGCGCGATTCGAGCGTCTCCCAGGGAGCGGCCCTGACCGAGGTCGAGACGCAGTTCCGGGCGCTGTCCAACTACCGCAACCTGACCGACTCTCACCAGGACAGGCTGACGGCGCTGCTGTGGCGGCGGGTCTACGACGAGGATCTGCCGGGTGACGGGGAGCGGCCGACTGTCGGCCGGTAGTGTTATGATCGCCCCCGCACCGAAGGCGCAGCCAGGATCACGCATGCCCACCCGCGAGCCGAGATCATGCCCCCGCTGCGCCCCTACCTGCTGCGCGTCGACTACCGCTTCGGCGCACGCGACGATCCCGACGCCCGGGCTCGTGTCGCCGGCGTAGTCGAGCAGGCCCTCCGGGGCATCGGCGTCCGAGACAGCGAGACGGCGGTCAAGCTGCAACATCTGCGGGAGGGGGCGACTCCGCGGCGGGTGGTGCTGGTTCCCTGACTGAAATCCGTTAGAACCCCACAAGGCTCGCGATCGGTTCTACGCTGTAGAACATGACAGCGGCCCGCGAGCACGAAGCGTCCATCCACTTCCGCCTCCCGGTCGACCTGGCGGGCGCTCTGCGTCAGCGGGCCGAGGACAACGGGCGCACCCTGAGCGGTGAGTTGCGCTGGCTCGTCCGGGGGGCAATCGAGCGCAGCGAGCCCGGTGGACGGCACTGCCGGGCCGCTGCGGGGAGGGCGAAGCGATGAGCAAGCCCGACCACCCCACCCCCTTCGCCTACCAGGCCGCCGCCTGGCTGCTGATGTGCGAGCCCGCGGCGATCCGTGCGGTCGCCGAGGTCGAGGCCGGTCCGCATGGCGCCTTCCTCGACTCGGGCGAGCCGACCATCCTGTTCGAGCGCCACGTCTTCCATGGGCTGACCCGCGGCCGCTTCGCGGGTGCTCGGGTGCCCGGCGCTCCGGCGTCCTGGTCGCTGATCTCGATCCCGATCCCGGGAGGCTACGGGCCGACCTCTGCGCAGCATCGGCGTCTCCAGGCGGCGGTAGCGCTCGACCGAGACGCGGCGCTGCGCTCCGCCTCGTGGGGGCTGTACCAGCAGCTCGGCCGCGATCAGCAGTACTCACCGAGCCTCCAGCGCTTCATCACCGCGATGTACCGCGGGGTGGACGACCACCTGCGAGCGTTCGTCATGTTCATCCGGGCGAACGAGCGGCTGGTCGACGCGCTGCGGGGGCTCGACTGGCCGACCTTCGCGCGCTGGTACAACGGCCCCAGTCACGCTCGACACGACTACGCGGGGCGGATGGCTGCGGCGTACGAGCGGGCGCTAGGAGTGGAGCCATGACCCGCCGCCCTCCCCTCCCGCTCGCTGGTCGCGTCGCCCGGGACGTGATGGGGTGGGACGTGTGCCGCGACCAGGCCGACTGCGATAACGCCCCGGCCGTGGTCTGGGCGGGCAATCGCTGGCGAGTCAACGGACTGCTGCCGGAGGACTCTCTGGACGCGTGGCCGGAGGCCCCGGAGTGGGACCCGCTGGCCAACCCCGGCGACCTGATGGACGTGATCGAGTCCTTGCTGGATCGGGGTTTGCGAGTGGAGCTTGAGGCATGGCCGGATGAGCGCACCGCCTGTGCTTACGTGTGGACTTCGAGCGGCGGAAGGTCTTGGGACTCTCGGCTGCGCTGGCGGAGGGACAGTTCTGATCGGCGCGGCGCCCTCGCTCGAGCGGTTTGCCGGGCGGCACTGGAGGCGGTGAAGTCGTGAGCGAAATCCGCATCGACTACCTTCCCCGCGGCCGTACGGTCTACGGTCCCGTCTCGCTCGCCGACTTATCACGCCTCATTCGGAGTTGGGTGACCGAGGGCTACACCATCGCCGACGCTGCCATCGCCGCCCACCTCGGCGCGACGCTGGCCGTCACGACTGCCGAGGGGTCGCGGGCTTGGCGAGAGGAGCTGGGGCTGTGAGCGCCTTCGCCTGGCTCAACGACTTCGCCCGCTGGCTCGCCGCGTGGGTTCCGCGCTTGACGCTGGTCCCGCCGACACACCGGGCGATCCTTTTCGGTCCCCGCGGCGGCGCCGTAGAGCGCGGCCCTGGCATCGTCTTTTGGTGGCCAATCGCCCAAAAGATGAGGCGCATCCCGACGGTGCCGCAGGCGATGGAGACGTGTTCGCGCCTCCTGCCGCTCGCGCCGCAGGTCAGTGGTGGACCGATGGCCGACATCGTCCCCCGCGCTGCCGTGGTCGGGTTGGTGATCGAGTTTACGATCGTTGATCCACTGCTCGCCGCGCTGGCGACAACCCAACTCCGGGCCATCATCGACAACCGGGTGCAAGCGCGGTTCGGCAAGGAGTGGAGCGGCCAGGTCGACTCCGCAGCCGCCGTTGCGGAGCGCACGGCGACCGCGACCGGCCCCGGCCTACTGCGCAGCTTCGGTGTGCGCCTCGACTCGGTGCAGGTCGGCAACGCTGGGCCGGTCGCGTCGATCAAGCTCGTGAATGACTGGAGCCACTCCAACGCCGATGACGACGACAGCGAAAGCGCGGGGGACGCCTCGTGACCGGCTGGGGCGTCCGCGACCCGGAGGGGCGGCTACTGGACACCTCCGGTCCCTCGCCTGGGTGGGCGCGCGTGTTTCTGCTCCTCGCTGAGCTGGCGGAGAAGGCGCGGAGGGCGAACCGGTGAGCGAGGAAAGCTACGGTTGGGGGGTGAGAATCACCCTGAGGCGCAGCTTGCTCGACGCCTTCCAGGATCTCTGTAGGCGGCGCGGCAGGAGCTACAGCTCCGTACTACGCGACCTGATCGCTGCCGAGGTCGAGGCCGACCGCGGTGGTATCTCGGAGCGTGGCCGGCAGCTACTCAGGCGCCGGTACGCGCGCGCCAAAGCCGGCATCCCCGCCCTCCTGCTCGCCCTCGCCTCCCCGCTCGCCGCTCAGGAGGTCGGCCCGGTCGAGCAGCCCCCGGACGTACTCGCCGAGCCCGAGCCCCCGGCGCCCGAGCCCGGCCTCTACGCCGCCGCCTTCTGCACCCAGCGGAAGGGTGAGAACGATCCCTCGGCCCGCTGCGACCTCGGCGTCGCTGTCCCCCTCTACCACCGGGTGAGCCCGGAGACTCGCCGCGGCTGGGCTGTGGTCGGCTTCCTCGGCGGGGGCGGTGCGGGCGAAGGGGAAGACCTCGGAATCGCCGGCGTCGGCGCCTCGTGGCTGTTCCCGGTGGGCGAGCGGCAGGGCGGGCTGGGACTCGGCTGGTCCGTGTTGTGGGGAGGCGAGGGGATCGACGTTGCGGATGGGCGGTTAACGGTGGGGTTTACGATTGGGGGGAGACGATGAGTTCCTACGACTGCGCCCGTCCCTACGGTGACGCCGGGTTCCAGGACCTCATCATCCCGAACGCATGGTGGCGGAAGATCTCGCCCACCGGAGACGAGGGCGGTTTGCTCTGCCCCTGCTGCATCATTCGACGGCTCCACGACGCCGGGGCTCGCAGCGTGCCGGCGGCCTTCATGAGCGGGCCGCTGCGCACCGTGTCCCCCGAGCTGATGGAGACGATGCGGTGGGTCGAGAACCTCCGCGAGCAGGCGGGTCACGACACTTCGATTTCGGGTCCAATCGCGGAGGTGCCCGATGGGGAGTAGAAAGCAGCCGACCCCGCCGCCGATGGATCACGGACGCAGCTTCGTGCACGAGAATCCGCCGCCGGCGAGCCCTCCGCCAGTCGGACACCGCCCCGAGCAGCCGACGAAGAAGCCGAGCGGTCCCCCACCCGACCCACCCCCGACGCCGAGTGGCCGCGCTCACCTCGGCGCGCATGCCGGCCTGCCGCAGATTTCGGTGGACGTTCCAATGCCATCGGTGAGGCCGCCGCGCCGAGACGACCGCGAGCGCACGGCCTACCGAGGAGAATCCTCGTCCGCCGGTGTCGTCACGAAGCGCATTGACCGCGGAGACGGCGCCTCCGAGCTGTCGTTCTACGCGATCGGGCCGAAGCGGTCGACCTACGGCGAGGCGCTGGCCGATCTTCACTTGCTCTCTGGAGCGCTCCACGACTTCGTCTTCGCCTGCCCCGCCTGTGGCCACCCGGGCGCGCAGACCGTCGAGCCCGATGTGGATATCCACGCCGGCGCCTCCTACACCTGCGATCAGTGCGGAGCGGACGTGCACTTCGAGGCGTTGACGCGGGCGGAGTACCTTGCGCTAGCCAACGAGGCCGCGGCGGCAGTGCGACTCGCCGCCCGCGCCTGGACCTACTGCTGCGACGCGCTGCCGGAGACGGCGGGGCGGTACGAGGTGGCCTGCTGGACGACGAACGGCGTCCTGGTTGGCCAGCCACTGCGCCTTTTCCGCTTCTTCTCGACGTTCTCCGAAGAGGGGCGCTGGCGCCTGTCGAACTGGTCGCCACCAGAGGGCGGACACGAGACCGTCTACGCCTGGCGCCCCATCGTCGAGGACCCGCCCCCCCTCCGCCCCGCCGATCGCGACTTCCTACTCGCCGCCGGGGTGCCGGCGGAGTGGCTGACCGAACCGAAAGGAGACTGAACCCATGGACCGAACGATCGACGCAGCTTACATCGTCACGATCGCCGTCTCTTTCGCCGCCGCGGTCTTCATCGCCTGTGCCCCGCCGCCGGCCGACCCGCCCGCCATCGAGGCCGCCGACCGCTACGCCGACCTCTGCGGCCAGTACGGGGGCGAGATCGACGCCGACGGCTGGTGCCGCGGCGCCCGGCCAACGGTGCTGCCCGCCCGGTGCTTGATCGAGATCGCGCCGGGCGAGGGCGAGGCGATCTACCTCGACCTCACCGAAGGCGGACAGGCGTCGCAGCCCATCGACATCGGCGACACGTCCGCTGTGGTGCGAGTGATGCGGCCCTACGGTGGGCGACCGGCGACCGTCTCCGGCCAGCAGGAGGAAGGGCCGCCGCGGCCGACCCCGGAGGACCCGCCGGGCACCGGTCCCGGGGACTGAGGAGCCGGAGCCGTGACCGTCGAAACGACCAAAGACAGGGGAGCCACTGTCCCGCCCGCCGCCCCACCCGGGCTGCCGGCAGCCCTTGAGGTCGAGCGGCTGCGGGCGGCGCTGCTGAAGTCCAAGCGCCGCACCCTCGCGGGGTCGCACGTGTGCCGAGAGCGATGCCGGTCGTTTCGGGGTGGCCCTCACGTACCGGACTGTCCTTACGCCGCCCTCTCCGCCCCGCCGGCTTACCTCGCCCCGCTCAAGGAGCTGGTGGCGGCGGCCGGCGAGTACGCCGCATGGAGCATGGTGCGCGGTGGAGCCGATGACCCGTTCGGACTCGCCGCTGCGCGCCGGGCCGTGCTCGCCGCCTACCCCGAGCTGGGAGAGGAGTGAGCGTGGTCGGTCGCGTCTTGGAGGCCATGAGGAGGAGCCGGACCGGAGTGGTCCTGCTGATCGCCCTGGAGCTTCTCGCCCTGCTGCCGGTTGCCCTGTGCGAGGCCCTCGCCGCGGCGTGGCGGCACCTGCGGGACTTCCCGGCAGCCGTACGGGACGCGTGGGATCTGAGCGAGTGGCCGTGATCTTGACCCGCCCTCCCTCCGCCCTGGTCGGCGCCGACCCGGCCCACTTCGACCCGGATGTGGCCCACGCGCTCGCCGAGCTGGCGCAGATTGCCTACCGCCCGGCCGGGACTGCCCGCGTCGAGTCCGACGCCGTTGGCTGGCCGGGCTGCCAGAGCCTCCAGGTGGGCGCCGGCCAGCTCGCCGTGCTGTGGGCGCCAGAGGCGATCGTGGTGAGCGTGCGCGGGTCAGACCAGGGAGCGGACTGGCCGTCCAACCTCCGCGGCATCTGGCGCCGCGGCTGGTCGCGCCTCCCGCCCGGGTGCCGGGTCGGAATGGGGTGGCTCGGGCAGGCCAAGGCGATGCTGCCGGAGGTGGCGCGGCTCCTGATCTTCGCGCTGTCGAGGCATCCGACGGCGCCGATCTTCTGGGTGGGGCACTCGGCGGGTGGGCCAATCGCGACGGTGCTGTGCGCCGCCCTCGAGGTGCCCGCTCCGCGGCTGGTCGTGACGTTCTCGGCGCCGCGCGGGTGGAACCGCCGGGGCGCCGCCTGGTACGACGCCACCTACCCGCAGACGTGGGGCGTCGTTCCCGTGATCCGCGGGGCACCGGACGCCGCGACACGGGTGCCGCCGAAGTGGAGCGGTGCTCACCACGTCGGCCGGCGGATCATGCTGGTTGAGGGGCGGGCGCTCGAGAACCTGGAAGACTGGCGCGCGCTGGAAGACTCGCACCCCGTGGGCTGGCTGCCGTCGTGGCGGATTCTGAGCCGCGTGGTCGCTGGCATCGGCATCCACCCCATAGGGGTCACGGTCGGAGTGCTGCGGAGGATGGCTGAGGCAGAGGACGTAACCGAAAGAGAGGAGATCGACCGATGACGCCGAAGCCCCCCGCCGGTGATAAGATCCAATCCGGGCTCGGTAGGGGTCCGGACGCAAGCAGCGAGGTAGGCCGCCCCGATGCGGCAGACCTCGGCGTCCCTTCCCACTGGTCGGGCGGCGAGCACGCCGCGGCTGAACCCCCGAGCCCCTCTCCCGTCAAGCACCATCCCCCCGCTCGGCCCGTCGGCTCGCCTGGATTGCTGGCCGCCTACCTGGACATTGAGCGACTGCGGGCGGCGCTGGAAGTGGCCCGCGTGGCGTGCGAGGAACTGGAGCGGCGCGGGTGCCTGAGTCGCGCCGCTCCGTGCTGCGAAGCGGATTGCATCCGCTGCAACGGGACCAAGGGAGCAGAGGCTATCCGCGCCGCGCTCCACCATTATTCCCGCCCTGCTTATTCAGCCGAGCACTTCTCAGTCCTGTTCTCCCTGCCCGAGCGATGGTGGCGGGAGGCCAGCGACGGTCTCGCGATGGACGAGGGAAACCCGGTTGCCCAAGCGGTCGAGGCGAACATCAGGGAGCGGGCTGACGATCTAGCGGCCATCCTCGCCAAGCTCAGAGAGGAGTTAGGGCTGTGAGCTCCCCTCGATACGGCACTGCGGAGTACCGCGCCGAACTGCGACGCCGCGCGCTGGCGCTCAGGCCGGCGGGGCGCGGCAAGAGGACGCCGAAGCGGCCGCCGGTCTACGTGCGCACCCTACGCCTTCGCACCGGCGGATGGATTCGCCTTGAACTCACCGCCGACCCAGCGACAATCACGGGCGCCGGTCGCGAACTGGTGGACGATCTCCTGCGCAGGGTGGTCGACTACTACTGGAAACCGCAACAGCGTTCGGAGCCCCCCCCTGTGACGGGGCGTCTCTCTGTTCGGCTAGGGACCGCAACCGACGGAAAGGGACAAGATGATGAATAGCAAATCAGAGATCGCGGCCGCATGGCTGTTCGGCTACATCCCGGCCGAGATCCGAGAGGACATCGAGACCAAGCACCCCGACCTCCACCTGGTCGGATTCAAGCGGGGATCGAGCGTCAACCTGCCGGACCAGGACCCGCGAGACCGCTTCGTAGCGATCCCGGAACTGTGGGGCTGGGGCGTGCTGCGCGATGGTCCGCCGAAGCGGAGACGCCGGGTGTTTGCGCTGCGCCCGGCAACCGCCGCCCTCCTGCTCGCCCTGCTGGCCGCCCCCGCCGCGGCGCAGTCGGCCCTCGAGGCGGCCGAGACCTTCTCGGTCGCCACGCCCGGCATGAGCACCTGGTGGTGCTCGGACCGGATCTGTTCCGGGACTGGCACATCGCGGATCAGCCGCGCGGTGCCGCAGTCGCCTCCGGACCCGTGGGCGGGCGGCGGACGCTTCACCCCGACCAGCCCGGCGAGCCTCGCCGCGTGGCGGGCTCGCTACAGCTACCCGTTCGTGGTGCCGGGCTCCTACGTGGGCGCCTGGTGCGGGCAGCACAGCGTCTGCGACGCGATCCTCGCCGAGTGGCTGTCCCGCTTCGGCTCGCGCACGTGGACCGCCGGCGGGGCGTGCCTGGAGGCCGGCGACCTCGGCCGCGCTGCCTGCGACGCGATCCACACGGGCGGGGCGACGCTGGGGTGCACGATGCTGCCGTGCGGGGTCGTGAGCTGCCCGTCCTCGACGCGGACCTGCTCGATCGGTGGCACCTGTGGCAGCGGGTGGCGCTGCACACCCCTGCTCGAGCTGCCCGAGGGCGAGCGCATTGGGGCAGTGACTCCGCAGGGCCGGACCGTGCGCGCTCGGCGGGACACCACCTCGGGAAGCTCGGACGCCTGCTCGTTCTTCGCGGTCGCTCAGGGCGTGCTGTGGGTGCGCCAGTTCTCCCCCTGCTTCGCCGGCATGCCGGCGGACTGCCAGACGGCGGCAAGCCTCCGGCCGGAGTGCTGGGCGCCACCCCAACCCCCGGTCTGCGGCGACGGCACCTGCGATCCGGGCGAGGTATGCCCGGAGGACTGCGAGCCTGACCCGCCGGAGTGCCCGCCGCCCGACCCCTGTCCCGATCCCGTACCGGTGCGAGCCCTCATCGAGGTCGACGGCTGCGGCCCGCTAGGCGGACGCGTCGTCACGGACGCCGGGAGCATCCCGTTTCGCCCCGGCATCCGCTCGACAGGCGAACTGGTGATGGAGCTGCGAGAGCGGCCTCCGTGCCCACCCTTGCCGGTCTGCCCCGATCCCGATCCCTGCGACGATCCAGACGATCCAGAGCCGCCGCCCCCGACCGGCTGGGAGCTGCTACACCAGGCCCCCGCCGGGTGGACGTGGACGGCGGGCAGCGTCCCGCCGGCGCAGATCCTCGACATCCGGGTGCCGAGTCGAGGCGCCTACTCGGCCGTGCGGCTGACCTACCAGGTAGCCGTCGACTGGAGCCGCTGCCGCGAGCTGCCGGGGCCGTCGCCGAGCGCGAAGTGCCTGGGGGTCTACCTCACCAGGGAGGGTCGCGCCGACCAGGTGCTCAGCTACCTGATGGCCGTCGCCGAGTACCGCGCATCGGGCGGCCGTCTCACGCTCGAACCCTCGAAGCTCACCCACCGGCACGGCTGGGTGCCGGGATGGTCGCCGACTCAGAAGCCCCGGGCCGGCGCGCCTGTCCGTCTGCTCGACGGCGAGACCTACACCATCGAGCATGAGGTGGTCGACGGGAAGGTGACGGTCTCGGTCACCGGACAGGCTGTGGCGGCCGTGCTACGGGCGCCGGACACATGCACCCCCGCACCCTGCTTCCCCGCTCTCTTCCCGGCGGGCGCCCTGGTGCTCCGCGCTGGCTGGCGGGGGGATGAGCCGGATGAGGTGGGCGGGACGATGGGCTGGGTACTGTCGGGTCTGCGACTGGAGGTACGGCGGTGAGCGACGGCAACCCGGTCCTGGACTGGTTCGCGCTCGTCATCTACGCAGGCGTCGCCGGGTGCCTGCTGTCGGGCGCGGTCGAGGCGATCGCCGCGGTCTGGCCCCGGCGGAGAGGAGCGGCGAGATGAGCGCGGCCTCCGATGTCCGCCGCCAGCGCGAAGCGATCATCGCCCGGCAGGTCGCCGCCGCCGAGTCCGCGGCGGACGGGCTGAACGAATCGCCAGAGATGCCCGCCCCTGCCCCGCCCGAGCACTGGCAGGAGGCGGTGGAGCAGGCGCTAGAAGAAGCATACCCTTGCGCGGTGGCGT